GCTGCATAAATCGCATTTGCATTTTCTATTAAATCTCCTTCTTTTTCAAAGGCAAAACGTGCACCTTTTATTGAAAAATAATAATGTATATTTCTATTACCTCTAAATAAAAAAATGTCTTTATTTAATTTTGCTCTATTTTCATTTACAGATACTTCGTAGTTGTATTTAATCAAATTAACACATCTCCTTCCTATTCTGTATAGTAAATTCTTACTGTTCCGTTACTTAGTGCTGAGTAATGACTTTTATCGTATGTTGATTGAATACCAAAGCCTTTTATCGTTCCGCTTTTAATTCCATTTAAAACAGTCGAATCTGTAATTGTAACTGTTCCTTTTTTGCCCCATGCTAGGGATAGTGTTTTATTACAACTAGCATAAAAACTAGGTGTTGAACTAGGTCTTCCAGAATATGTATGTGCTTGAAACACATGAGAAGTTGATGCAGAATAACCTATATCGCTACTTCTAGTCACATCTATTTCAATTTTTGTTATATTCTTGCCTTTCACTTCAGCAAATTGTGAACCATAGAACCAATAACCATTACAATCGCCATAACCCCAATCACCTTGTCTACATTTTCCTCTACCTTCCCAGTTATTGTAAACAGAACTTCTATATGTGTCTGCATATTTTGGTTTAAATGTTTCAAATCTAGTTGTTGTAGGGTTTACAGTAGTTGTATTTGAACCGCTATCTTTTGAAGATGCAAAAGTAACTCCTGTAGAAATTATTTGTCCGTTACCACTTGTGAATGTATTATTTCCTCCACCTGCTTGTTGCCCTGGATATAACACAATTTTTGCTCCTGTACCAGCATTCCACGAATTTCCAGTCGAAAGACCAGAAGATGATTGACAATACAATTCAGTCATCGAATAAGTTCTACAATTATATTTACAACCTACAAATGATATATTTTCCATATACACTTTTGATTTTTGAGTTGCTCCAACTCCTACAGAATTGGAATTTACACTGTCGCCATAAACTTTTAAGTTATATAGATTTACGTTAGGGCAATCAGAAAATATAGTAGTATAATAATAACTTCCCACATTATAACTAGCATAAGGCATTATAGAACCCATCGTAGTGTCTGTGGTACTATTACCCCCATAAATACTGTATTTGGCATTATTATATATACTTCGTATAGTTCCTTTTATTGTGTTACCACATAGAAATATATTGACTAGTCCATTTACATGTCTTCTCAACTCAAGATTTTCTGTTGTATTTGAAGTTAGATAGATTTCTACTGTAAAACCATTAAGATTCAACGGTAAATCATCTAAATATTGTGAAATTGTTTCTCCACTTGATACATAGATAGTTTTATTTTCAGAAAGTGCAGGTGGAATATCCGCTGATATCAAAGTATCTACATTTAAAGAATCACATGTAAAATTACCTCTTACATTTAGATCCAAAATATCTAATTCACCTTCATCAGTAATTTTCCAACCAGAACCTTCCATTAATCCGTTGATTAATATTTTCTTAGCTGACAATTGAATGTTAGAAGATGCTATTGCTTGTATTAAGCTATCAGTCAAAGTTATGCTTGAACTTGTAGAGCCTTTTTGCACTATCCATTCAAATTTTTCACTTGTTTGGTTAGCTATAGATATTGCAGTTTCTGCTTTATTATTAGCCTCCCAACTACTTAGATATACAGGAGTAGTAAAAGCTATCGAATTATCTGTATAAGTAATTTTATTAACTTGCCATAAATATCTATCTGTCTGATAAGCTGGGATATTTGTTGTCCACCCTGTAGCTGAAGTACTTGGAGCTGATGTTTTACTATAGTGTACATAGTATAATATCTGCACTTGTTTTACGCCAATGCCTTCACTACCTTGGTCACCCTTAATTTTAGCCCAAGTATAACTACCTACATCATGTGAATCACTTGGATTAAAATCTGTATAAGTTCCGATATAAGTACCTACAGTTTCACCGTTATAGGATGTAAAAGTTCGGCCACCGTCATCAGAATATTTAATGTGTAGATAGCTTGTTTTCCCATCTGTCCCAACTCCAGGTATTCCTCGTTCTCCCTTTTCACCTTGTAAGCCTTGGAATCTATACCAAATATATTTATTAGGGTCGGTGCTATCTGAAGGGTCAAAGTCTACGTAAGTTCCTATATAAATATCAGGTGTTTCTGACATTTGGTAAGATGCAGTAGGATTAGCTACACTAGAATATTTTATATGGAAATAAGATGTTTTCCCATCTCCGTCTTTACCAGGTACCCCCTGTTCTCCTCTCTCTCCTTGTAATCCTTGAAGCCCTCGTTCACCTTTATCTCCCTTAGCTCCAGTAATACATACAGGGTTGCCATAAGTTTTATCGCCTTTGTTTGTTACATACACATCTCTTAACCATATATATTTACCAGCTTGTGGGGCAGGAGCAGTTGTAACCCAAGTGCCTCCAGTTGCAGAAGTATTACTGTCAGATAAATAGAATTCGTTATAAGTTTCTTTTATAGAGCCATCTACTACAGTACTAGTGCTTGTTACAGTGGACTTAATACCATCCACTGTTTGTTTTAATTGGGATGCTTTTGTAATAGCAGCCTCTGCTTTTGAATTAGCGTCATTGGCTACCCCTTCTATAGTACCCACATTTGACTCTATCCCATTTACAGTTTGAGATAATGTTGAATATAGAACTTTTAATTTAACTTTATTCCCTTCGGCATCTTCTACAAATCCATCAGCAACTAAAGATTCAATTTTCCCATTTTGTTCATCTACTATAAGTTTTGTCTGACGTATTTCTGGAATTTTTTCCCCATCTATATATAAAACTCCATCTTCATCTAAATATAAAGTCGTTTTTTCTCCATTATTCGTAAGAATATTTACTATGCTTTTTATATCTGCATCTAATTTACTGTCACTTACAGCTTTAATTTGTTCTTTCAGATTAGTCTGTCTTTCATTTTCTAGTATTCTTTTGACTTCATTATAATTTTCTGAATAAGTGGCATGCGCCTTTTCTAAATCATATTTGTCATCTTGTGTTATTTTTCTATTTGTTATTACTCTTTCAAGTAAAGAAACAAGTTCATCATAACTAGAGGAGAAATTATCATGCTCTCTAGTTATAGTCTCTATATTGCTCATAATAATCCCTCCTATAATTTCTTAGGTCTAGCACAGAATAGTATCTTATCTGTTTTGTTTTCTGTTATCAATCTTGTCTTCACACCGTTTTCACATTGAGTAGATTCTATTGTATATACCGAACCACCATCTTCTGTTTTTTTAATAACAATAGCTGCATGTGAGCAATTCATATAACGACCGTTTTCTTTGTTATCTCTATCCCAAAATACAATGTCTCCAGGCTCTAAATTGCTGAAATTTATTATATCTACATCATGTAAAACCCAACCGTTCTTAACACAATATTCAGCTTGCTCTGCTGCAGTACGAGGGAATGTAAACGCCCAACTATAAGCAGTATTACGTTTTAGACTTGTCATCTTGTGGTTAGCATAAGGGGAATGGTCATAATCTAATCCCATATATGCAAATTTTGTTAGTGTACTACAGTCTATTTGTGCCTTTTTTCTGCTCGAATCGTACCATTTATCTAGATATTTAGCTGGATTCGAATATGATGCGGGTGTTTTTACTGCTGTTGTAGAATATTGTCCCCTGTATTCAAGTCCCGTTTGATTAAGGTATGTTTTTGCTATTTCTGCTACCTTTTCTCCACCTTTAAAAGTATAAGGGTCTGCATATCCTTCGCCCTTGTCTACTGACACAGAGCCGTAATATTTATAATCTATTGAACTATTTACATTGGCCATTATTGTGATTTTATATCCAGTGTTAGGTTTTGGTACTAGTTGCCCAGCAATACAATCTACGCCCTCAAGATAGCAAATTTTACTTTGTGAGTAACTTATTTCATCTGCAGTAGTAAATATCATTCTAGCGTAAAAACTTTTATCTACATCACTTTGCAGTTTAAATGTAAGTGATTTTATTGTCATTTTAGGCCAAGTGTAAGTTTTTGTGCTTTCTAATACGATATCTATAACTTTACCTTCACGTTTCGATGCATTGCTATCGTCATCGTTCCCACCGCCAGTGCTGCCACTATCATCTTTCTTTTTATAGCTGATAGGGGTAGCTAGTAATTTTTCTTTTATTGCATCATAAAAAACACCAATGCTAGTATCATCCTTAAAAGAATAACCGTCATTGGTGTAATTTGAGTTTAATACACTTGTATAAGTTTCTAATTTACTAGAAATATCTAATAAAAATACATTTTCTTCATTGTCACAGAATGTTTTAATTTCAGTGTTAAATGCATCTATAGAAGTATTTACAGTTGTATAATCTGCATAAGCAGTTCCAACATGTAATTCCTTTAATATGAAAATCGGTGTATTTCTATATTTTGTTTTTAAGATATTTGTAAGAGTTTTAATTCCTGTTATACCTTTTTCTGTTAGATCATTCAATCCAAAATGAACAAGTGCATAAGGTGATGAACTTGGATAAACTTTATCATCATCTTCAAATAGCCCCTCTACTTTATTTGACAAATTATTGTTGTCATCATAAAAATCATATGCATTTGCTTTTCTAACAGCTTTTATATACACTTCATTCATATCTGTCTTGTCGATAATAGGAGTGTCCTCCACATTATTGTTATCAGCTTCGACAAGGTCATAAGGTCGTAAACAGAATCCATATTTATAGATATCATTGTATACTGGCATATACCTTATAGCCTTTGGCCAATAATCCCACTTTCTAGCATGAGCTACCATATGTGTTCCGTTTTCTTTACCGCAGTAAATTAACGTATGATGTGTAAAGTTCTTTGCCATAGCTTTCGCTCTAGTTAATGTTGAAGGACATTCATTATTGCACATCATTATAATATCTCCAGCTTTCATATTTTCTATAGATGTTTTAGTGATTTTAAACATTTTATACCCATCTTTAGCCGTTGCATATTTAACCAATGTACCATATGCACAATATGAATCACTATGAAATATACTTTTTAGTCCAGCTTCACCATAGCAACAAGTAACCATAGAACTGCAGTCATAGCAAATCGGATTCTTAATGCCATAGAATGTCCCACTACGTTTATTTGGTTTCTTGAAGTTCCATGTTCTGTATGATTGGTCATACGTAGCCAATTTGTCGGTGTGTTGTTGTACTATAGCTTTTGCAGTGTCAACTATTATTTGTCTTGTATCACTTGAACTTGCTTTGCCTGTTCCTTTTGGAGTAGATACACCTACTCCATATCCTAGCTTATTTCCTTGTGCATCTTTGTAGTAAGGTAATTGACCATCTACTACTTTGTACCAACATAGATATAGCTCTACGTTGTTCGGTGTTCCTAATCCTTTTTGGTCTTTAAGTGTTTGTCTGTAAGCTGCAAAATCAAATTTTAGGCTATCTAATTCCTCATAAACTTTCAATTTTGTTTGATTCGATTGAGAACTTAAATAGTAAGAATCAACAAATGTATATCCGTATTTATCGCACACATATTTTGATACTATCCAGTTAAGTGAACCTTGTCCCATGTTATTAGCTACTAATCCAGCAAATATGTTTCCGTGTGCATAATCTATGCATTGTCTCAATTCCCAACAGCCGAATCTTATTTGATTTAAGATATTTCTATCGACTGTAATTCCACTTAAAGTAGCATTCCCTCCTTTGTATGGAGTCATGTTGGAATAAGATGGAAGGAATGTTTTAGTTGTGCCATCTATATATTTTATGGTTTGAGCTTTATTCCCCCACTCTTTGAAGTACGTACTTCTTTCACATTGCATAAGGCCGTAGCCACCATTACTACCAGTAGTACTGTAAGGGTCACCCCTAGATTCTCCCATTATAACTGCATATACTAAGTTGGGGTCTAATCCAAATTTTCTAGCATAATATTCAACTATAAGATATAACTTATATTTATTTCCTGTAGATGATAAATTATTAAGATTTGCTTTATTTTGGTATTTGCTTATGTCATATTTTTCGTATAGTGCTAATGCTTCTGCATATTCGTCATTAGCTGGGTCTGTAGTTGAAACTGTATTAGATTTTTTTATTTGATAAAATCTATCATCACCAAGCCATACACCATTTTTATAATCAGTTATATAAATAGGGTCGCCATCATCACCTTCATCAGGCGGAGTTGGTTTAGGATTAATAATATTGCTAATTTCATCAAATATTTTATCAATTTCTTCTTTTTCTACTCCCATTTTTTCAAGATATTCTCTTATTTTTGCAATATCCTCGTCGGTTAAGTCCCCTACACCTATACCGCCAAGAAATTCAATTATTTCTTTTATTAAATCATCACTTTTTGTAAGATTTTTTATTTTACTTTTTACTTCTTTATAATTTGCTAATGTACATTTACTTTTTTTTGCCCAATCGGTAAATGATATTTCTAATTCTGTTACCCTAGCTTGTAAATGTAATGGTTTTACATAATCATTATCTATAACATAAACTGTATCACCTATATCAATGTCATCAGAAAAATAAATTATATTTGTTTCATAGTCAAGTTGAGGTTCTTTTCTTCGTTGTAACTCTTTCCATGTTTCATTTAGAAGGTCTGCTTGGTTGCTAGCATCACATTCATAAACGCCCATTATGTAACTTCCATCATCGTTGTGAAAATACATATGAGCTTCTTCATCTGAAACAAAATCTTGATTAAGAGGTTTATCAGCTGGATTTCCGTTAGCTGTTAACCATTCAACATTTCTAAAATCAATTCCGTTTTGGCCATATCCAATTAAAGCACTACAAAATTCAGATAAATCTTCTTTTTTCTTAACGTTATCTACGTTTTCTGAATACTCAAATCTTTCATGTGTAACTTTTCCTCTTTGTCTATAGACATTTATATATTGTTTATAGACTTTATTGTTTTTTATTTCCACCGTAAACTCTATTTCTATATTGTAATTTTCAAGATTATCTTGTATTACAGTATAAATAGGTGTTGGCTTTTCAATATTAATACTTCTAAATTCATTGATTTGAGGATCTACATATCCAAGTTCAAAACTTGAATCTTGTAAAATCAAATTAAAAAATGTAGTTACGTCACCTTGTAAAATACTTTTTCTAACAACTTTATTTAAAAGTTCAAGTCCAATGGTTTCGCAATAACAAGTTTTCTTGATTAGACCATCAGAATGTTCGCTTGATGTATTTATTGTTTGAAATAATTTTGTTTTATTTTTATATTTAAAAGCAATAAAACAGCCCTTTTGCAAACTCGAAGTTCTGCTATTTGTCACTGTAGAAAATTCAAAACTTTCTGCTCCTGTATTTAAATAAATTTTATAAATATCATCAAAAAAAGGACTATTTGGATTAGTCCCGTTATTAGATAGCACGTCTATTATTTTTTTATTTCTATTTAGAATATATATTTCAGTAACTAATTCCAACTAATCCAACCACCTTTCATTAAAAATTATAGAACTTGTAATATCTGCATCACTTGAAATTTTTAAATTGTATTCGCCTGGGAGGATTTCAAAGAAATTACTGCCTATATCAACATGTTCCATGTTTTTTACATTATTTATATAAACCTCATTGTTAGCAAAATCTACTTTTAATGTATCGCCTTGCTTAAATATAGTAGTATCAATATTTTCATCTTCTCCATCTTCATTTAGTTTTTCTATAACTAATCTATTAAAAGTCATAGTATCAACAACTTTTTTATCAGCATATTTCCCAAAGAAGATAACAATATGATTTAAATCACCAAGAGGAAATTTGTCACTCTTCATTCTTTCACTTGGCAATGTTTTTACTATTTCTCCAGCTTCATTGTATTTTACTACTTCTGCATACCACTCGTTATTTTCTCGTCTTACTGTAAAATGGCCTTTAAACTCGTTCCAATTACCTGTTTTACCACTTCGAGGGGTTTTTTTCGTAACAGTTAAACTGTCATCAGAACCACTTGTTGTAATTATTGGGTCAATCTTAGGTATATTAAATTCTGAATCCTTTAAAAACTCTACATTTCCAATTTGCACAAGTGGATAAGTAGCTTCGAAGTATTCATTTTCGTCACAAATCATAACTTTGAAAAGTTTATTACCTTTTTGATCTAATCCATAACATTCTACAATACCCATTTTATCTTCTGCAGTATCAACTTCTTTATCCGTTTCTATCTGAACTTTATCCCCTTCTATAATGTAATCGGTGTAAACATATCCGGTTTGCCCTTTATAAGTTGCTTTCGTATACTTTCCTTGTTTACTATTTGGGTATACAACAATACAAGTACCTTTCGGAATAGTAGCTAAAAGTTTTGCTTTTTTGCTTCCAGTTGCTCTTAAAGATACTGATTGCTTTGTGTAATAATTTGCTGTTGTTACTGTAACTTTTTTCAAACCGGTTGAAATTTTTATCCATCCAGTTTGACTACTATATGTAGTTTTTATCCATCCATTTACAATTTCATCTGCAGTTAAATAAACACCTTTTTTTATACTTAGCAATGTTTTACTGCTAGAAAGTCTTTTTTCCTTTAGTTTTACAGTAGTAGATGTTACTTTGTATTTAGTCTTTTCTGTTACATTAGTAGAGCCAAACTCGTTATATTCAAGTTTACCTGTACTGTCATGATAAAAATACATACTACATTCGAAATCAGTAACATTAGAAGGTAAATTATATCTTAATGCAGGTCCATGCCAATCGTCCCCACTGCCATAATCAGCCGCCTGTATACACCAACTAGAGCCACCATCATTTGGTTGAATAGTACCAGTTATAGTTCTTTTAGCATCAACTTCCCCTGTTACTGATACAAATTTTTCTGTAGTTTCACAAGGTTCATCAACAATAGTAGAATTTTTTTCTTTCTTTTCGTTAACTAAACTAGGATATTCACCAACAAGTATTGCTTTTCCGTCTTGACCATCTATTTGGCAATATGTTGCTTCACCGTTGAAATCAACTTCTACTATAGCAGGAGTGCTTGTATTTCCTTCGTTTGTAACAGTTATCTTTTTTCCACCATTGAAAATCTTTGCATCACTGTTGTGCGAAAAAGGTATTGGGCATATAAATGATGTTTTTATTCTTCGCATACCTTTAGTAATTTTTTCTTTTGAAAACTTGCCGTCAGGAATTGCTAGATAAACTCTTTCATTGTCATCTATAACAAGTTCTTTTTCCTCAGAAACATCAAATATAGATGATAAAGTATCAATAATATCTTTACAATCTTCTTCTGTATCTGATTTTATATCAAAAGTAATCGTTATTTCTTTATAATCATATTTTGAATTTTGATAATATCGTCCGTTTTTAGATGGAGGATCTAAAAAGTTATTTACTCTTTCTGACATCAAAGTTGTATCTATCGAAATAACTTTGACAAACATTTCTAAATCAATGTTATTAAACTTAAACACTTGTTATTCCCTCCAATCTATTTAATCTTTTTTCATCTCGTTTATTTTTTTCATCGATAGGTTTTGCAATTATATCTACAACTTTTACTTTATCCATGTTAGCTTGGACTTGTATAGGTCTATCACTTATATCTCCTATAGTTTCTTTCAAGGTTTCACCTAATGAATTAGCGATTTCTTTTACTGTATTATTGCTTACACTATTTATAATTCTAAGATTACTATTATTACTAGCTTCTAATGAAAACTTAGTTGTTTCAGATTGAACAGCCATTTTCATTGCATTTTGCATTTCAGCAGTTACATTTTTAGCTGCTTCATATACTTGTTTTGATTTGTTTTTTAAACCGTTAATTAAACCTTCGTCCATGAATTCACCATATTCTGTAGTAACTCTTGAAGGAGAATTTATTTTAGCAGTCTTTTTCATTTCTGCATTAACTTGATTAACAAGACTCCTTGCCGCACTAACTGCTCTTGATGTACCACTTTGAATACCTTGAGTAACACCGTTAGCCATTTGTTGACCGATTTCTCTTGATTGAGTTCTAGCAACATTTTTCATGCTTATCATTTGTCTTGTAAAGTTATTTCTTGCTTCTCTTGATTGAGTAGTTATAACTCTTTTCATTGATATCATTTGAGATGTAACAGCATTTCTAGCAAGTGTAATCTGTGTTCTAGATACATTTCTAATTGATATCATTTGAGATGTAAGTTTATTCCTAGCCTCTGAAACTTGAGTTGATATAACATTCTTCATGCTTATCATTTGTGATGTAACAACATTTCTAGCATTTGTAATTTGATTACGTATTATATTACTAATAGATAGAAATTGGTTTCTTACTATATTAGATACATTTAAGCATTGATTTCTAGCTACGTTTGATATACTTACAAATTGATTTCTTGCTATATTTGCACATCCAACTAAACTAGTTCTTAAATTATTTTGTAATGATGTAAATGCTTGAGAAATTGAATTTGAAACACTTTGTACTGTTGTCTGTAAAGCTGTTAATTGTGTTTGTAATGCTTTTATTTCATCTGTGTTCATACTAGAAAGTTTAGAATTTATTTTGTTACTATTAGAATCTTTGCTAGTATTAAGAGGTTTTTCATTACCAGTCTTTTCATCAGCATAAGATTCCCCTGTAAACCAATTTACTAAACCTTGTATTATACCGGTACCACCTTTGCTAAAATCAGGTTTAGAACTAGTAATCCAACTTGTTATTGCTTGCCAAAGTTCTGATGCTCTACCAGTAAATCTGTCAGTTAAGTTTTCAATAAAACTATCAATAAAAATATCTGCAAAGCTACCAGTTAAAGATTTTATTTGTTCACTTCCTTCTACCCAGGAATTCATTGCTGAAGCAACTGCATCTAAAGCATCATGTATATTGTCTGAATTGTTTTTTATTCCGTCTCTTAAAGCATCTAAAATTACTCTACCAGCTTCTTCAACTTCTGGAGCAACATCTTTTACAAATTCTGAAATTTGTTTAATAGCACTTGAAATACCTTCTCTTATATCGCCTTTACTATTTATAATTCCTTGACAAATTTGATGTATAATTTCTTTGCCGATAGCTAATACTCTACTTAATCCGCCTTGAGTTATAAAAGTATTAATTCCACTAAAAGCTTGTTGAATCGCTCCTGATATATCTGCATTTCTTATATATCCAAGCATATTATCCAATGCCTTTTTAAAATTTTCAAATGTATATAAGACCTGACCATCTTCTGTAGTACCTTCTTTATTTCCACTTCTCCAAACACTGAAAAATTCAGCTAATTTTTCAGAAGTAGATTGAATAGCTGGTTTTAAAAATTCAAATCCTTGTATCGCAACATCTTGTAAAGCAGATGATAAAATTAATAATTTATTTTTAGTTGTTTCATCCATAGCTTGCGCCATTTTTTCAGATAATCCAGTCACTAAATTTAAATTATCACAATATAATTTGAATTGTTCGTCAGATAAACCACATATTTCATTTATTTCATCTAGGGAATCAGATAAACCTAAGTTTGTTAAAATTTGTTCTCTAGTTGATTTATCCATATCTCCAAATTTTTCTCTTAATTGAGTTAAATTTGCAATTAAATCTATTTGGCCAGTAGAAGCACTTTTAGCAGACATGCCATACTCTTTTAACACTTGATTAGCTTCCTTAAGTGACATATCTGGATTTAACTTATCTATTATTTCTTGTTTAGAAACAACATCTTTTAAACCTTTAGCATTGTCTACTATTCCTTTTGTATTCTCATTGATCATGTCACAAGTAGCACTATAGTCAAAAGCGTCATCATTAATTTCTTTATAAGTTAGTCCCAGTTCTTTAAATTGCTTTTTCTGAGCATTTGTGGGATTTCTCATTGCATCTAATACACCAAACAAGTCTTCAACATTTTTTGATGTTACTTTTGCATCAGACCCTAATACTTGTAAAGCTAAAGCCATATCCTGTGTAGTCATGTTAAATGCAGCACCTAGATATTCTGTTTGACTTAAAACTTCTTTTAAGTTATCTATTCTTTTACTACATTCTTCTCCAGTAACTCCTGCTTCTCCTAAATTTTGATTCCAATAAGAAACTGTTTGAGTAGAGTTTTGTACACTATCAGTTAAACTATCATATGCATCATCCGTAGCATTGACAATTGATAGTAAACCTGTCATACCTGTTTTACCAGCTAAATCTTTACATGCTGCTGCTTGTTCAACTAAAGGTAATGATTTTAAACTACTTCTTAAATTTCTTAATGTTTTATCTAAGTCAACTGAACCATCTTTCGCAGTAACAAGTCCTATTCCGTATTTATCCATAGCTTTTGCTACGGTTTCAGTAGGTGCACTTAAATTTGCCAACAATGTTCTCATTGCAGTCCCTGCACGACTTCCTTTTACTGATGAATTCGCCATTAGACCGATAGCAACTGATAAATCATCCATAGAAACGCCCAATGTCCCAGCTACTGAACCGGCATACTTCATTGTTTCCAATTTTTGTGATTAACCATAGGCTCTTTATCCTATGCTCTATATGTTTCCATATAGTTTAGACTATATCTTTCATTATTCAATTAAGAATAAATCACTCCTGTTCGTGGGTATTTTTCCATAAAAAAAGAACCTACACAGGTTCTTTTTTCTTAGGTTACTTTACCTAGTCGTTACACCTTCTAGTAGTTTCCTAACTAGCTTGGCTCGGTATTGACATATTGACATATTATTTCTTCAATTTTATTAAAATTATAATAAGGTATTCTTAATAGGCTTATATTTTTATTAAGACAATATTTTGTTTTTATATTATCCCTTTCTAGCGTTTCTTTATGTAATTTAAGGGCTTTTTTATCATTTATACCTCTAAATTGTATAGGTTTAAAGTGTTGTTCTCCGTCATATTCAATTAAAAAATCTATTTTATCATCTTTTATAACAGCAAAATCAAAAGGTAATGGATATTTTTTTCCTCTACAATCTTTAAATCTATATTGTTTTTTAAATTGTAAATTTAATTTTTTTAAAACCCTTTTGACTTCCCTCTCCCCTTTACTTTCTTTACAATGAGAACAACTACAACCTCTTAGAAGGCTTTTAGGGTATGCCATAAAAACTTGATTACATTCTGTATGTAATACTTCTATTAATGTATTTTTGTTTGTATAATCACCTATTACTATTAATTCTCCATCTGTTAACTCTAAAATTTCTTGTTTAAATTGTTCTTTTGTCTTTTTTATATTTCCACCAAAACATAATGGGCATCTACTTTTCTTGCTTATAAAATTATTTGGTGTGACTTCAAATTTATGCCCACAAACATTATGTTTTATAATTACTTTTTTATTAGATTTTTCGTAATCTGTTAAAAGTGTATATTCTCCTTTTGCTAATTCATTAAATTCTTCAAGAAATTTTTCTTTTGGTTTTCGAGTTAATTCACTTATTTTTTTCTTAATACATACAGGGCAATGTTTCTTCCCATACAATACATCCATTGGATAAGAATAAAATTTCTTTCCGCATTTATGTTTAAATAAAATTTTAGTTCTTTTATTTATGTATGGTTCTACATTTTCATATTCTCCATTATTATAATTTAATAATCTTTCTTTAAATTCTTCATCAGTTAATCTTCTCACCAACTTAACACTCTCCTTTGAATTTATGGGGGAAACTGTTAAATATTATTATAAAGTTCTTAACTAATCTTGTCAACTTAGTGTTTCACCGAATTAAAGAGTTTTTACATGGGCAAAACGTCTACCCATTAATTCAACAGTTGTATTACTACGAGTAATAGTTGCTGCCATATAATCTACGAAATTTGATGCTTGAGATGCGGACATATTCATTGCTGTAAGTCCATCAGTGACAATATCACTAGCTGTACCAAGTTGAGTGGCTCCAATCGTAGTTAAGTTCAAAACATCTTTGATTGATGCGAGTGACTCTTGAAGTGAAAATCCAGCATACCGATAGGTAAAACTTTGATATACTTTATGTATAATCTCCATCTTTTCCCCCGGTCCAAACCGTACGTGCGACTTTCATCGCATACGGCTTTCCATCGTAAAATTTTACGACTAGAGGCCTTCGCTCCTAATAGTTTTATCCTCCTTTATACATTACTGTATATAGTAACTATCGGCTATTAATCAACACTACTATGCCTCCTCTGACTTCTTCTATTTTCAACGATATAGCAATCTCCAATAGAAGACCTCCTAAGTTCCAATAAGATTATCCCTTTTTTTACTTCGACTTAGGTTTCCTCTGTATGTTATAAGCTATATATAACTGACTACTTTAATCATCATATATTTAGTAAAACTTTAAATGTAAACAAAGTACGAATGTTTACATTAACTTATAACACTTCAAACAAGGATTCGTCTCCTAACCATATCAAAGTTTTTAAAGATGACCACTCCATATAGTTATTTATATAACATCAGGCTTTGTCCTTACCGTACTTTATACAATTCGAGTGCTATCTCTTATGCATAACGGGGTATCATCAATATCACTTTAAAGTAGTTGTGATAGAAAGAAATTTCATCTTTCAATTCATCTTATTAGTTAAAGTTATAAATAACCTCTCAGCTTTTGTTCTCTATCTCAGAGCTTTTATATGCTGAAACTTAGCGTACCATACCCATGTATTGGAAAGCTTCACTTACCTCTGTACTAGTGTACCTAGTGGTTGCCCCGTATTGTCTAGTTGTTTCTGTTAAGACTTCAATATCTTTTCCAGTAACACCCATAATTGCTGACACACGAGCCATTGAACTTTCAAATTCAATAGCATCTGCCATTAAGGAACTGAAATCAAAATTAAAATCTGTAACTTGACTAAAACAATCTAAGATAGTACTTGTTGCATTTTGAACAATATCAACAATTGGTTGTAATTTTTCAGATATATTCTGCAAGTTTTCAAAGAAATTTTGTTTACTAGCATCATATAACTTTGAAAAAGCAGTTACCATTGTAGTTACTGCTGCAACAACTCCTGCTGCAACTGGGCCAACAATTCCACTTAATGCTTTAAAAGTATTTGAAAAAGTTCCAACAAGAGAACTCATCTCTCCGAACACTTTTCCAACTCCACCTAAATCAGCAAAAGCATTTTTAAGTTCATTCAACTGACCTTCGACTTGATCAGATTTTAATTCAACTTCTATAACAACTTTTCCATCCGCTGCCATACTCTCACCTCCTTTTAGGCATAAAAAAAGAACACCGAAGTGTTCTATAAATCAATTAATCTATTAAATCATAATGAGATTCAGATTTTCTAAGATAAGTATTATATTCATCTAAACAATGGCGATAACTTGTATCAAATTTATCTACTCTTTTACTTTGAAAATAAACATAATCGTTATATGCTTTCATAGATTTATTTAAATAATCAAAAGTTATAGCAAAATTATTTTGTTCATCTTTATAACTTTCTTTTAGATTAAGATTTCTTATTTCATTACTTAATCCTTTTGTATTATTAAATATTTTTTTTGATATCTTCCCGCTTATACCACTGTTTATTAACTCTATACTATCATCATAAAGTTTATGATATTTTGAAAAAAGTTTTAATGTTTCACTATCACTTAATACTTGATTTTCTTCAATATTAGAATTTTCTATAGCAACACTGCTTTTTTTATTAGTTATTGCACTAATTGCAGCAATTATTATAGCAATACTTAAAAAAACTATTATTACAATAAAAATGTTTTTCATATTGGACCCCGAGTTTCTTCTCATACTATACTCCCCCCTATAATAATATTATAGTACAAAAACCTAACTATTGTCTTAATAATTCTCTAGGATCTTCACCTTTCAATAGCATTTCTGTTATTAATGCTTGTTTTTCCTTTTCCTCTAATGACTGAGGTAAAGCATAAAGTTTTTTCATTTTTCTATAGAAATTCTTTTGTTGTTTATCTTGTATCTCAGATAAATCAATACTTCTATATTCTAATATTTTTATGAATTTACAATCACTTGATAAAGAATTAAATAATGCTTTAAATTTCCACCAGTGTAATCCTTCAATATCTTGTAAATCAATGTGATAATCATGCATAAATGCACTATAAATGTAAAAATCATCATGTTCAAAGCTATAGATAATTTCATTTTTACTAGAGTTTTCGCTCTTTTCTGAATCTTCGTTAGTACTAATAATTTCTTTCCCACACTTATAAAATAATAACATTTCTTCAACAAATTGATTAATATTATTATTATTAATATATTTAATTGTATCTATTTCATAACCATAATATAGTTGTAGAGCCTCATCTGATTTTTCTTTTTCACTAATATTATTATTTAACATTAACTGTTCAAATAAAATAGAAGTGCGAAAATCCCAGTTAATTGGATATCGCACTCCTTCTATTTCAACTTCAATAGGTAAAAAATCGGTTAAAATACTTATACTCATTAGTTATATTTTTTCTTATTTCTTTCAATAGCTCTACGTTGTTGTCTATTAAGAGAAATTTCTTCCTCTCCGAATACTTCTTCAGAAATAGTAGTAACAGATTTTAATTCTGTTGCAAGTGCTTTATCTTGTTCTAATTTAGCTTTTGTTAATTCCTTTATAGCTGTAGTACATTTCATTAAATTGCATTTACCTGAAAAAATATCATAAGTTTTTTCCTCACCGAACAATTCTTCAAACAAGCCAATTATGCTTTCACAATATTTTCTAGCACTTTCAATAGGAAAATCTTTATCATCTTTAGCTACTTCTGATATTTTATTGTTTGTTTCTGAAAAAACTGATTCAAAAAATTCTTTTTCATCTAAATCTAAAAAATCAAATTCTAATTCCACACCTAATATATTAAATTTTGTATAATCGTTCATATTTTAACCTCCCTAATTTTAATTAATTTACAGTATTTTCTTTAGCAGTATTACTTTGAGTTGCTGCTTGAGTTGCTGTAAAAGTTTTTGTTGAAACATTAAAAGTACCTTGAACAACTTTTCCTATAGCATTTAAACTTCCTTCAACTTTTATTTTTTCGCCACCATCACCACTAAATTTAGAAACTTCGTTTGAAACTCTAAATTTTCTTGCTTGATAAGTTCCTTCACTTCCTGATACAGGATCATACATATCTACACGAACAAAATCTCTTTCTGCAGCTGTTCCAACTTCGTGATTTCTACCAGTTGACCATAAATTTTTTATTCCTTTTTCATCTGGTATCATTTCAGAAACATATGGAAATTTTGTTTCATATTTTGTTACAGAAGTAGAAGATGTTTCATCATTTATATAACAAGTTGTATCAGTTTGTGCTCCAGGTTCTTCATCTAAACTTTCAAACCCATATCCTAGTAAAACATATTCTTCTGCTTCACTAGTACCTACATTTAAGTAGTCTGCAACATCTTTTCTCATTAATGCCATAATATTAACCTCCTTCTATACAATCCTTTTTTTATATACTAGTTTCATTTGAATAACATAGATTGCTTTATTCGCACTCATTTGCTCGACATATCCATGTGTTAATACTTTTATTTCTTCAGCTATAAGTGGATAATTTAACTCTGGTAAAATTCCTTCATTATTTTGAGTTTCTACCCACTCTGCTAATTTTTCATAAAAACTAATATTTTTTTCATTGTTATATGCTTCAACACTTTCTCTGCTAGTAAAATCAAAAATTAATTGCCTTTCAGTAGAACCATCAACATAAGTTTTTAAAATAGTTTCTGAAGGCGAACCATCGACTGAATAAGTGCCTATTTCATCACCTATATAATCAGCAGAAATAGGAGATTTATCGTCTATTAGAGGGCATTTTAAGAAAAAATCTATTATTTTATCTGTAATAGTTCTGTTTTCTATTTTATCTAAACTAATTGTCATTTACTTGCTTTCCCTCCTATTGTATTTGCAATTTCATTTACTATTGCATCTCCTTCATTAACCCACATACGATTTATCCATTGTTTACCCCTTTTACCGCCACGATTTAAACCTTCTCTACCCATACCTCTGTTAGTATAGTAGTTAATAGCAGCATATGACTTTGTACCCCCATGATAACTAGCATATACAATACTTTTTTTGTTTTCTTGAGCAGTATTTTTTAAATCTCCTGATAAATAAGGTACGTATGGGTCGGCTTTTGTTCTTACTAGGTTTACGAGTTGTTTTTGCGCTCTATTTATTTTACTTTGATTTACAATTTTGTCATAGTCTATATTAACAGTAACTTTTGCTTTTAAAGTTGCCATTTTACTCACATCCTAGTTCAAAGTGTTTTGTTAATTCACACTTAGTAACATTGATGATTTTAACTACATCATCATAGTTTTTTTGAATATCATTAAACTCTTGAGAATTTGTAATTTCAATGTCATGTATTCCTTTTAAGAGAATATCTTCTCCTTCGTTGAATGTATAATAATTACTTTTATCTTCAAGTTTACTAAATTCTTTAGGACCTATGTAAGTTTTACCTTCATAAGTCCCATAATTTACAAAAACTAATATTTTATTATCTATATCCGCAGATGAACCGGTTGTCTTTAAAAATTTAACTCCTGTAGCTTGTTGCCAATCGATACCCGTTAAATAAGTTCGGTGATAAATGGGTTTTCGATTTTCATCTAAAGATATATTGAATAAAGTTGCACTGTCTTCGTTATATCCGAACACATTTACCACCTAACCTCTCAATTTAACTACTGCTACAGGTAAAAGTTCCTTGATCTCGTTAGTTATATCATAAGCACCGCTAGAACTAACACTTTCATCAAATGTAGTTTTCTTATTTCCTTGAGAAATTGATTTGACACCTCTCACACTTGAATAATTAACTGCATTAGAAATTAAAAGAAACAGAGCAGGTTGATACTCTGTTTCTAATTGTTCAGCTGTTATAGTTCTATTAAGTCTATTCTTAAAATAAAGTAATAGCTTTTGAGTAGCAAGTTGTTTATGAATGACTAAACTTGATTCGCTTTCGTTAGGAAACTTTTCTTGTAATATTAAATCCAAGTTAGTCATTTAAAACAACTCCTATCCTTTAGAAATTATTCTCTAGAAATTACAATTAAAAAATTACCCTCTAGAAATTATCCTAGCTATAGGAATTGCTTTATGGTTGATATATTTTTTGCTTGAACCATCCATATTACTTACTAATTCCCAGTTAACTCCTTTTTCTAACTCGGCAGTAGTTGGTGATTCAGATGCCATAGATGATTTTGTAAAGCTTATACCATATGGTGCAAAACATTTTCTTTGTCTACTATATAAGGTATCTTGTCCACCATTTTTAGATGGATTTCTATCAGTTTCACTTGGAACTCTTACACCTGCATCTGTGTATTCTATAGCACCTTCACCTAAAACATATGTAGTATAAGAAGTATATGCAGGTAATTTTACTACATAATCATCATTAGCAGGAGTATATCCAGCAACAGTTGGAGTTACTTCAGCTTTATTTATTTGGGCTCCAGTAGCACTACTTGCAACTACTTTTAATGCACCTTCAACAGTTGAATCAACTTTCATATATTGTTCTGCTACTTCTTCAGTAGGCATTGAGTCGTCAATCACCACTAATCTACCATTTAATGTTGCTAATCCTAAATCTCTTTGAACACCGTTTTTATCAGTGTATTTTAAATAATTTAGTAAGTTTAAGTTTTCTAAATTAGTTGCTACAGCTGAATGCATTATAGCTAAAGAAAATTTAGATTTATTATCTCCTAATGCTCTTTGCATAGCAGTATTTAAAGTAGTTACGCCCATTGTATTTGCTTCTAACTCTTTAGTTATATCGGCAGTATGATTATCAACAAAAGGTTTATTTCCAGTACCAGTCATAGAGAAGATACCTTTTAATATTGATAAAATTGTATCTTGGTCTACTTCATCCCAGTAATCAACAACTTGTGCGGCTATATTTTCCATAAAATCTTCACCGCCAGTTATATCATAAGAGAAATCTCTTTCTGTCCATGCTTGAGATCTACCTACAACAACTCTTGAGTGCATATAAGTTTCTGTGTTTTGGGATGTTATATCAGTTTTACCATCATAATTTAAAGGAGTAGAACCACTTATTAAACCTTTAAGTGGAGTTACAACATAGTTTCCACCTACTTGGTCTGTCATTGCAGCTTTTAAATCATTTCTAGCTACTAAAGCTCTTGATTTTAATAATTCATTTTTTCTTAAGTTAGGCACTCTTTCAGTGTATTTATTAAATACTTCTGTATTAAATATTTTTTTATCAAATATACCAGGCATATAATTGCCCTCCCTTCTTATTCTTTATTAGCTGATGTTTGAACTCTAGACATTAAACTATCTATATTTACATCAGGATTTTCATTTGCTATTTTCATAGCCTCTTGCAAGGTAAGTGGTTTTTCTCCACTTCCTCCAGTACCTTCACCTTTTCCAGCACCAGGAGGATAATTACCTTGTTTTATATAAGTTTCTCTGTCTTTTTTAATTATGTTTTCTATTAAAGTATCGAATTTAGATAAATTATCATCAGATAATCTATCTTCTAATGAATCTGCAGTTAATAATTCAAGGATATCTGTATTCTTTTGATTTTCTTTTCTCCTTTTAGCAGTTTCATTAATTTTTTCTTGACGAGCAACTTTTTTATCTGCTTCTTGTTTTTCTCTTTCCATTTGAGCAACTTTTTCTTGTAAAGCAGCAATAACAGGATCTTCAATTTTATACAAATCAGGATATTTTTCTTCAATTACATCTCTGAATTGTTTTTCCCAAGTCCCTTTTTCTTTCATTGTTTTTATAACGGTATTTACATGTGTATCTTTTAAACTATCAAGATAAGCTATAAAATCAGCATTACTATCTGCTAATGTTTTAAAGTTTTCTAAAGTTAGTGCACTTGCTTTAATTTGCTTTTCAACATCAGTCCCTAACAATACTTCGTTTATGTTATCTTCATCGTCAAACTTTTCTACAAGTTTTAATAATTCATTTTTTTTCATATTTAAATCTCCTATCCCACTAACTCATAAATGAACCAGTGACATTTTTTAGTTTACCCTCTTTCCGGAGCATAAAAATAAGGCTTTACAGCCATTCGTGTCTTTTCTTATATTTCTTATAATATTTCTTGTAACAAGATGAATTTTCTCCAAGTGTTGCTAAATCAAATAGTATTTTGGGGCTTGTAATAAAACCCAACCTTACTAATATTCTATCTGATAATTTTTTCATTTTCCCCCCTTTTCTAAATGTACAAACTATCAAGGAAATTTTTGTAAGTACCTTAAAATTGATTTTAGAAGGTCGAATTATGTAAACCTTTTTGTTAAAATTATGTATTTATTTCAGATACAATTAATTCAAGTTCAAGCCTCGTAAAATCATTTGTAGTACCTGTTATTTTATAATCAGTAATACCTTTTATTTCAAAATCATCTAATTTTAACTCAAATTCTTCTTTTGTATTTTTGATACTACTTTATGTAAAGGATTTGTATTATTTTTAGAATCACTCATTTTGTTCTCCTTAACAACCTATGATATTTATTCCGTATGCTTTTGCTATTTCATACTCTATTTTACATCCTCTTGCTTTATCCCAACCTTCTCCGAGATATATCATATCTGCTTGAGATAAAAGTTGTATTGATTTTCCTAAATACCAAACTGGTATATGTTTATTAATTTCTCCTGGATAATCTTCTAAAAATGAATCTATAAATTCTATTTCTTCGTTTATTTTAGATTCTATATCTTTTTTTATTTCATCTCTTTTTTCTAAGATTTGTTCATCAGTTAGCCCTCTCATCGGTTGAGATATAAATACTTTTTTCATATTTGCCTCCTATTCAACATTAGTGAACTTTTTCATCATATCAGCATAAGCTTTTTTATCTAATCTGAATAAGTCGCATTGTTCATGCGAAACGTTGAAATTTTCCCATTTTTTATAAGCATCTACATACATTTCTTTTTTATCTCCGTTATATGTGCATTCGTAATACATTCCGTCAAATAAAGTTGTACTTAATAATGCTTTATTATTTTGTAAGACTTTACAGCACCAAACCATAAATACATCATCTTTTGTTATTTGCTTGTTGTCTGATTTATCTAAGTGATTATTAGTATATTTTACAACTTCCTCTTTGCACCAATCTAAAAATTGTTGTTCGTTCATATTTCCCTCCTATTATCTTATAACTACAAAGTAACATTTACAGAAATTATGTTGCGGTATTAAATCATAAGCTTCTTCAGCGGTTAAAATAGTACCATGCATACTTTCACAATCACTGCATGTTCTTTCTTCTAAAACTGAACAATACATAAATTTTTTATCTCTATTACAATAAATAAAGATATCATTTGCTATTCTACTAAGCTCAGATATCAATATTCCTCTTGCTCTTTTTCTACTCATCTTTTGTCTTTGTGTTAGCCATGATGCAATATTATATAAATTCTTCTTATTATAAGCTATTTTCAATCTTTTTTTAGTTCGATTGTTTATTTTAGCCATATTGCTTTGTATTCTTTGCTTATACGTTTTACCTTCGTATTTTCTATTTAATATTTTCTGTTTTTCTTCATTGTCTACAAAATATCCAAAATACTCTACAATTTCTTCAAACATTTCATCAAAGAAGTTATCTATTAAATCTTCAAGCCATTCATCTTCGTTATTAAGCATTGATAGAACTGCTATAACAAGAAATCTTTCAGCGCTTTTGTAATCTTTTGATGTCTTTTCTATTTGGTAAGCAAAATTAGCAGTTTCCATCAACTCTCTAATCTGCTTATCTGTTTTATTCATCTTTTTAAGATATTTTTCAAGTTCCTGTTCGGCCTGATTATATGCTTTTTCCATGAAACTTTTAGTTTCTTCAGCACTTCTATTCTTCGATGTTTGCTTCTGTGTGTTGGTGTTTATCGCCATACAATTCACCTAAACTTTCATCTTCAAATTGCTGATTTTCTTCCATTTCTTTTTTGACTTGTTCCCCTTCTTGATGTGGATTGGTTATAAATCCAAATAAAGTTCTTGCTGTTTGATTAGAGATTACTCCATTTGGAACTTGACTAAGCATTTGAGCAGTAGAAAGATTATCTTGTGGTATATTTGGAGTGTAAATAATCTTAATTCTTTTATAATTAAAATCTCCTTCTTTCTTCATGCTTAAATACTCACATATAAATCTAATTCTATTTTTAAGTATATTTTTATGAGATTTTATCAATGTTGTACATTTATTTTCAAGAGAGATCAATCTACTTCTAAGAGTTATACCACTTAGATTAGATTGTAGTTTTTCATTGTGATTTATGTGACAGCCAATTTGATAAATTAAATCTATGTATCTATCAATTGTATTTTGTACAAAAGTATCATTTATATCTTTAATTAACCATTTAACTTTACCATCTTTTCCAACTTCTAAAATCCCTTTTGCTTTCATTTCTTCTAAATCTTCATCCTTTTCAAATTGACAATTTTCTAGAACCATATAAGCATTTCTAAAATCAGAAATTTCATTACCCATATCTGAGAGATTTGTTTCTAATGCATCTTGTAATCCAGCAATATCTCTTGCTAAGCTATCTTTATAATCTTCTGTACTTATAACACCTACAGAAACAGGTACTCGTTTAAATTTGTTATTGTCTTTACTTCTTATTTCTTCGAAATTGTCATTAAAATGATATATAAAATCTTTTGTATATACATCAATATATTTAGGCCTTGCAGATATTATTTTGCCATTTACTTCTACATCTTCTTCAAATTCAGCATCAAAGAAATGAACAAAGAATAAAGTTTCTCCATTATAATCTCTATAAGCATACCCTTCAGTTGGTTTTATAATTTTAGCTGAGAAATTACCGTCTGCATCTATGTAATATAATTCATATATTCTTGTAAATAAATTTAAATAATTCATTAAATGTGCATCGTGGTTTTCATCCCAATCATAAAAAATGTCTTTCATTTTTTCAATAAGTTGCATTTCTTCATCAGAAGTACTTTCATAAGTTACGGGATTTCCTACGGTATAGCTAGTTTCTTCTTTAACGAATTTCTTTATGAAATTAGTATTAATTTTTAAGTTAGATCTGGAGGTTATCATTTTATATTCTCTTAAAGCTTTACTTTCACCACAATAATATTCATATATTCGGTCATATTCCATTACTTTCGAAATATAATCCATGTATGAATACCTTACAAGATCTAAATTTTCAGGTATGTCTAAATTATTAAACACATTACCTATCTTGGCTAAATTAAAGACTAAACTATTAAGACTACTCATTTCCTCCCTCCTTTCCTATTTACATATTTATTTTTACTCTTACTTTTTTTAACTTCTATTAATTCTTCAATAAATTTGATATATTTTTCATCATTTGAAACTCTTGCATGACTTTTAAGCACATACAAGTTATTTGTTTTAGGTTTTCTTTTGTAAATTACATTTTTTATTACTATTTCTGCAATAGTTCTAGAATTTAAATGAGAGTGTCCATTTTCCCACTCTTTTTTCGTATTATATACAATAAATCCAATCTTTTTATTGCTTTTAACTTTCAATATAATAAATTCTTTATTTTGGTATATTTTTTCCGACTCGGTATAATTTGTCTTATTCCAGTTCGGTTTTTCTTTCATTAAACTTTCAGATTCCCATAACTCTTTAGGAACATCATAAACTTTTAAAACCTCATCAATAGGTTTATATTTTTTCATATTAAACACCTAGTTTTCGCCTATCCATAATTCTTATTATATTTTTTACTTCTATTTCAATTAACCTTCTAGATAACTCAGCTATTATATCTGGAGCATCATCATGAGGACTATAAGCTGTGCCTTGAAAGTCTAATATTTGTTGTGTAAAATCTTTATTATTGTTATTAAAAACTAATTGGCCATTGTTTACCTCTTCTATTATCGTTGAAATACGTTCATCTTTATTTCTTCTAGACATTTCATTTAGAATAATAATATTTCTACGTTTTAACTCATAATCTTTGTCAATCATTTCTGTAATAGTGGTAACATCGGCCCCTAAATATGTATTTTTTTCTATATATAGATGAGTTATATCTGTATATTCTTTTAAAAGGTCTATGACTGTTTGACAATACTGTTTATAACTCATTTTAGCTAATATCATTTTTCTTATATATTTAAAATCATTTTCTCCTAATGAACCTACAGCCATTGCAAAGAAGTCAGATCTTCTTGATTGTTCACCAGCAGGGTCCACACATAACATAGTTTTTAAGAATGTATGGTCCTCAATTTCTTCTTCTGCTTGAGTTCTTATAGCTTTGAACCATCTAACTCCTAGCGTGCTAGCATCATTCATTTTTTCTGACATAAATGATTTTCTATTAGTCCAATATTTAACTGCTATATCACTAAAGAAATCCCATTTTTCTTCCCATAGTAATGGATATTTCATTTCATCTATATGTTTTTCATAAAATTTTCTAGCCTGTATTTGAGGATCTTCTATTTTATCATCAAAATAAATTTTCTTACATTCAAGCCATAAATCACTTTCAAATATATCATCTATTGTTTGGCCATCTTCTAATAAAACAGCCCTATTAATAATAGTATGATAATCTCTATTTCTGCTAAGTTTACTTATTAAGCAATCAATGTGTAAAACTGTTCCTATACTTACAAACTTAGTTGCTGCTTTAACTTTTCTACCCTTTCTAAATACTGCAGTATCTCCAACTTCCTCTACTTCTTTACACCATCTATTCCATTTCTTTTCTCTAGCATCTTCAGTTATAACATCAACTTCGGATTGATAGTCATCGGCAATAACTACCGTGGGTCTTACACCTCCCCAGTTAGCACCACGGACAGAAGTAGTTGAACCTACTGCTCTTATATATGTATCATTGGTAAACTCAATTTCGCCTGAATTAACCTTGTAATAATCTTTCGAATTAGGCTTTTTACCTTTTAAATCTATTAAGTTTCCAAATACATCTTTTATAAGCTCATTTTCTAGAAACTCTTTCTTTATAGAATTTAAGAATTGCTCGGCATCATCTGCAGTTTTGGCTCCTAATAGAGTAAACTTTGATTTTTTATAGCAATGTAACCATATTGCAAGTGTTTTATCGCATATGGTTGACTTAGCAAGTCCCCTAGGCTCTACTATATTAAGTTTATCGTATAAATCCTGTACAAAGGCCTCTGAAAGAACTCTCCATATTTTATAATGTTCTTCGCATAATTCCCTTGCACTGTTGTCATCACTTGGCACGAAAGTTGTTCTAAGAAAATATAAACTAAAAAAAGTTATATCCTTTTCTCCAATTACCTTTGCAACTTCATTAGGAAGGTATTTTTTTCTGATATTATTTTGATTTTTAGGAAAATATTTTTTTAAATACTTATCAATCAAGTATATAGAGTATTTATTATCATCAGTAAACTCTATATCATCAAAATAAATCATCTAATCACTCCCTTCTGAATTTATTTACATAAAAAAAGAGCAGCCAATTAATAACTACTCTTTTGTATTTTTCTTTTTAACATATTTTTTCTTCTTTGATTTATTTTTCTTCTTAGGAAAAGTCTTTTCTAGTTTGCTTTTAGTCATTGCTCTACCATTTAGGTAACAAATAACTTCTTCTTTTTCTTGTTTACTCTTTTTAACGATATTGTGAGATGTTTTTCCATTGATAAATTTATTCATAACCCCAAAATTTCTAGAGTTTTTATCTTTTTCAACATTTAAATAAGCTAATTCATATAATTTCATAGACATTCTCCCTTTAAATTTAATGGCTGGCTTAGTGAGATTCGAACTCACAACAAACCATGGTCCGTAGCCATGTGCTCTATCCGTTGAGCTATAAGCCAATATCTATTAGAAGGCTTGAGATTAGAGCCTTCTGTAGACACCTTTCACGGCATTATTTATTCTCCGTTTATCCACGCACCTAATACGTATTGTCCATGACTGGTTGTATTTTTATAGTGCCACAAAACCCTAACACGAGGCACTCTACTATAGTACTACTCAACACTTCGTATTCTGTCTGCCTTGCGAGCAACAAAGGTTTGCAAAACCACCATGCAACTTCATGTTAAACGATTCACCCTTGGGAGGTGTCACGCACTAGATTATATCATGCAAGAATATTCTAGTATTAAGCCACTTTCATACTATAAGGGAACAGACTTTTCCTTTTATTGTTTTGTTATCATAGACAATTTATCATCCAAAATTAATATTCTCTATGCCTGTATAAATCTGAATTAAATTTGACAGACGTTGTGCTGTTCCTGAAGATTCGTTTCCTTTTGAGACACGAAATACTTCACAACATCAGTGTGTTTCATTGAATTCTTACTCCACGTTGTTAATACATACTCCAGCCCTTTCACTGTTTCACTATTAACAATGGTTAGTGCCCTTTGTTATCAGCATCGGACTATATAACCTCCTGATTATGTCTCGCTACATGACCAATTTGGCGTGAGGTAAATTATTCAGTGCCACCTGAAAATCTTCGATATACGGTTCGCCTTTTCGAAGACTGTCCCTCTTGGGTTACGTAGTTATCTCCACTACTATCAATTCATGAAGACGTTGGACATTCAGTTCTGCTTAGATGGACTAGTTTAACTAGCGGCATGTAGTCAGCATGCCTTTACACTGCTCACACAATGCTATCCTAAAGATACTAAGCTACCTAAAATAGATTTAGATTTATTTTTTAAAACACATACATGGCTGGGCGTAATAGATTCGAACTATTATTCCAGGAATCAAAATCCTGTGTCCTACCTTTGAACGAACACCCAATATTTAACTGATAATTATATTCTAATCTCCCAACAATACTTTTTCAATCGGAACATATTCCTAATAAAAAAAGCCAGATTTCTCTGACTTTTAAAATGTATTATTTATTTTCTTATTGATATTCTTTCATTCTTCTAATTAGTGTAGCTTTGCTTATTCCTGTTACTTCTGTAACTTGCTTATAACTCATGCCACTTTGCTTTAGATCAATGGCATGCTTAATTTGTTTGTTTGAATACTTTTGCGGTCTACCTTCTGTAAAATCTTCTCTTTGTTTTGCTATCGCCTTACCTTCTTTTGTTCTTTCAACTATCATATCTCTTTCAAATTCAGCAAAACTTAGGAATATATTTCTTATAAGTTTACCTGTTGGAGTTGTATCCATAAGGCCTATATTAAGAATATGAACCTTAACACCTTTTTCTAATAGTGAATCTATTAGCTTAATCCCGTTTGATGCACTTCTTGAAAATCTATCTAGTTTTGTTACTACTAAAGTATCTCCTTCTTTTAAAAGCTCTAATAACTTAATAAATTCTGGTCTATCTGTTTTTAGTCCACTGCAAACATCTGAAAAAACCTCTGTACAACCTTCATTCAATAATAATTTTCTTTGACTTTCTAGTGAATTACTATCTTTCTTTTGTGAATAAGTATTAACTCTTGCATATCCGTATTTCATATTTACAACCCCCTATGATTATCTTCAAAACATTATATTACTTGTTTATCTTCATACTCTTTTACAAGTTTATAGAAAGTATTTCTTTTTAATCCTAACAATTCCATAGCTTTTGCTCCAGTAAGTTCTCTATTTTTCCATTTAAGATAAACTTCACTCCAATTACTTGGAAAGTCTATTTTTTTTCTACCCTTATAAGCACCTTTTTCTTTAGCTATAGCTATACCTTCTCTTTGTCTTTCTAGTGTATTAGTTCTTTCAAATTCATATATAGCACCTAACATAGTTAACATTAATTTTCCTTGTGGTGTAGATGAATCTATATTTTCTTTACTACTAACAAGATTAATCCCTCTAGAATTTAAATTTTCGACTAGATCTAATAAATCTTTTGTACTTCTAGCAAGTCTTGAAAAGTCATGCACTATTATTGTGTCCCCTTCTCTAGCAAATTCTAACATTGCTTGCAACTCAGGTCTGTTTGTATCTTTAGCGCTTACTTTTTCTTGAAATATTTTTTCTACTTTGTATTTCTCCATTGTAACTAATTGTCTATCTTCGTGTTGTTCCACTGTACTTACTCTTACATATCCTATTATCATATACTTATACTCCTCTCAACTTTTGAAAAATTATACTGGATTTTTATGGCGCTTGGCGCACGTAAAAAAAATAAAAATTTTTAGAAGGTACCCCCTCGGTCCCTCCTTTGATAATATAAGTATATGATAATGTTTGTTTAAAGTCAACTTATGCAAACACTTGTTTATAAACATTGTATTTAATTTCAAACAAACAAAGTTACAAGTGATTTTATTTGTTTTTTTAAAGTATATCCTAAACAAATATATATTCATAGTTACTTTAGCATCTTATATAGGTCTACTATCTACCCTCTTGTCTTATACCTCTTGTGCGCCCCTCTAAGACGTTGCGCTTTGTCTTGTTTGTCCTTATTCTATTGGTAATATATTCCTTCTCTTAATAGTTCTTATAGCTTAATATTATTAAATCAACTATTTAAATAGTTTTTTAAGGGCAACACCTCGTAAATATGGACCGCGATAAGCGCCCCCCTACATTCCCTCTTATGATATTTCACTATCTTTTATATCTATTACATTCCCTTCTATAACATCTGAATCATTAAAGTCATCCCAAGAAGGTTCATTATTATTTTCTTTTTCAGTTTCAGGAGTAATAACTGTTTTAGTTTCCACTTTAGAAATTGGAGCACCAGCCAATCTATTAAGTAAGTATATGCTTGCATCTAGTCTAACCTTCTCACTCTTAGCTGACTTAGATAAATCAAGAATATTTTGTAAAAGTTGATTAGAGAATTTCATTATACGATTGTCAACTTTATTTTTAGCAACTTCATATTGTCTATCAAGTTCTTCCATAAATTCAGGTCTTTTTTTCCAGCGCATTATAGTTTTTTCACAAACATCTAATTGGTCTGCTACTTCTCTATTAGTTGCGCCATATACTAATAATTCTGCTGCTATTAATTGGTCTTCTGTTAACTTGGAATCTTTTTCTCGTGGCATCAATTATCCCTCCTTCCTTTTTATTTCTTCTCTTAAGTGATAATATAAAATTTTATGGACCATTGAAGGTGATTCTTTTCTATCACATGCAATAATATGAAGATTATCGAATTTGGCCATTAATGAAATTACCATAGCCGCGCTAGCGTTAGGATGAACATGGCTTATATATTCACCTTTTAAAAGTTTGATATAATAATCCTTGTCTTGTATAAGCAAGAATAATTTAACTCCTGCTTCTTTTGCTCTTTTTAGTTCCCTTATAAAACGGTTATCTTTATTTTCGTCTTTTACTGGATCCATTAAGTTTCCTAGCAATTCATCTAATCCTGCTTTTCTTTCTATTAAAATATTAGGTATATATTCTCCTTGATATCTAATAGCATAATCCCCAGTATTTAATTTTTCTCTAGTGGCCTGTATTCCATTTTTTATAAGAGTATCTTGGATTAATGTATCTTGTTCCCTTGTATCGCATATAATTTCGTAATCTTCATTTTTTATTTTCATATTATCCCCTTCTATAAGCTAAACATATTGAATTTGCAACATTTATAGAGGTTTATGCCGTAGGCAATTAAGAGAAATTCTGTTCTGTATATAATATATAAGAGTTAGGCACCTTTAAAAGTCTTATAATTATTAGAAAATCAATATTTTGAAGGCTTTTTATACTATCGGTTCGAGCTGGGTTTTTGGATTAATTTTGTCGGTTCGAGCTGGGTTTTTAAATATGTATCATACCTCATCCATTTAAGTTTTTCATTTGTTATTGGATTTCTACCAGAACTTTTATTAGGATTGTCTATTGCTTTTATAAGTGCTGATTTATGTATTCCATATTTTGTTTCAACCTCTTTGCACCCTATAAAAATTTCTCCTGTTGTTGTACATATTATTTTTGTTTTTTTTCTTCCTACTTTAGATTTAGCAAACTTAGTTCTTAAATAGCTTTCTAGAGTTCCGCTTTTTATGTGGTTATCATATATATGTAATTTTTCCCACATTAATTTTTCGCCTGTTACAGGGTCTTTTCCAAAGCATTTGCATCCATCTTCTCCATTTAGTGCTTTATATATTCCTGAAGGTTTATCATCTTTTTTTAAATATAATAAGCATTCTTTTATAGAATTAAATACTTTTTTATTATTAATACAAATAATTTTTTTATCGTCATTTATTTCTATTAATTTTGTATCCTCTAACTTTATCCAACCTTTTCTTGTTAAGTTAATTTTGTTTTTTATGCAAGAATTTTGAATATTGGTCATGCAATTTCCTGTATCTTTTATAGCTTCACTTATAGAATAATATATTTTACCTGTTTCTAAGTTCATAACTTTAATACCTAAAGTTTCTTTTATTTTACTTATTGTTATTTCAGAAGGTAAATTTCCGCCAAGAGCGATATTATAACCTTTGCATGATTTATTTGAATCTAGCAATTCTATATAACATTGTTCTAATAACTCAGCTTCTGCCTTCGTCAATCCTGTAAATAATATTTCATGTACAAACTTGTTCCAACCATATTTTTTTATAGCTCTATAAAAAATTTGTCCTTTATAGCCTTCTCCATTTCTCCAACGATCAATAGGATTTTGCTTTGTTATTCCTATATATACTTTTTTATTTATGATATTTGTATGTTTATAAACTGTATATTTTCTTTCTAACATATCTATAACCTCGACTTTATAAATATTTACTCGATATAAAAAAATAAGGGCTGTAAGTTCGAGTTCTTACTTATACGGTAGCTAATCGTATAATTGCCCTTATTTGCTAACTTATTTAAAAAAACAATAATTTATTATTTCTCTTATTTCTTCTGTATTGTTTCCTCCCCAAATTACGAGAGGATTTATTATATAATAATCTTTTGTTTTTTCTCCTGCATATACTTTTGAGTATGCAAATAAATAATATTTATGCCCATCTACCTTTATATGAAATTTTCTTAAACTGTCTCTAAAAAGATACATTGAATTTTGTTTTGTACTTAACCCTAATAATTCACAAATATCTTTTAAACTTAATTTATCCAGCCTTCCAATATCAACTTCCAAAGGATTTTTACATAATATATTTAATTTCCAATTTGCATAAGGTATTAATTGAAATACATAGGATAAAGTTTTATGCTGCCTAATTGTAGTATGTTCATACAAATATCTAGTTGTATTAATCATTATTCTTACATACTCTTTATTTTTATAAAAATTTTCACCTTTACTAAAATGCTTAGGATTTAGATAAAACTTTTCTTCTACTTCAAAAATAAGATTGTGTTTTTTCATATCACTTAAAAAAGCTAAAAAAGCATCTCTTTTTAATCCTAGTTTTTGTTGAATCTCTTTCTTTGTCATATGCTCTACTTTATTGTTTTTTTTATGTAATATAAGCAAATTTTCTTTTCTGTCATTATAATCAATATATGTAGCTAAATAAATTATTCTTGCTATATTAGCTCTGTCAATATCCAAATCGTAGAAAAGTAACTTTTTATTTACATAAAACATATGAACAAAGCCTCCTTGCTTGTTGCAATACTTCTTTAAATCATTTTTTCTATTAATTAATCTTTTCTGTTTCGGAGTTAATTTTTTAGATTGTTTCTGAATAACTAACTCTTCATCATTTTCTATTTTAAAATTATCTAGGAGATCTTCTGTTTCTGAGTTTACTATTAAAACATCTTTCATTTCACATATCTCCTTTTTCAAAATAAAAAGACAGTCCTGAAAAGACTGCCTTTACTTTGATACAATTAATGCATCTTAATATAATTATAACATACTTTTTTTAAGTTTTAAATAAAATTCAAATACAACGTTTTATTTTTATAAAGTTTGTATGTTAACGATTATTTAGTATATATGTTTCTCTATAAGCATGATTTATTCAACTTTAAAATTAACCAATTTAATTTCTGCCTCTTCTAATATTTCACTTGATAATTCATCAGGATAATCCCCTAAATAAACTATTTTTTCTATTCCTGCATTTATACACATCTTTGCACATAACACACAAGGTTTTGTAGTTACATACAATGTTGAATGATTTATGTTAACTCCATTATATGCTGCTTGAATTATAGCATTTTGTTCAGCATGTAAAGCTCTACAAAGTTCATGTCTTTGTCCTGAAGGAACTTTTAGTTGTTCTCTTTTGCATCCTATTTCTTCACAATGTTTTAATTTTTTAGGTGCTCCATTATAACCAGTCGCTAGAATTTGTTTATCTTTTACAATAACTGCTCCTACTTGTCTTCTAATACATGTTGAACGTTTCTTTACTATTTCAGCAATTTCCATAAAATACTCATCCCATGTCGGTCTCATAATTATTTTACTCCTTTATATCTTATACATTCTTTATTACCTTCTGGACAATATCCTAATTTTGTACATTGAGGTACTAGATAAGGTTTATATCTAGGTTCTACCTCTACTACTTGATTTACCATTCTTTGTACTATATTTCTAATAGGTAACTCTGCCCTTGTGCATAATCTTACGTTTGCTAGATGTATAAGACATTCTAAGTTTACTGCTATATTACAACTAGTTGCTATTCCTATAGGTAAAACTGTTCTTGCTATTTCATTTGCTTTTTCACCCTTTATTCCTCCATCCTCAAGATAAGTTTGAATATAGTTATAAGTTGCATTTGCTATATTTTCCATATCTTTTATTGCTTTTATTGTATGAGAATTTTGCACTATTTCAGTTGATGCATATAAACTTACCTTTCCGTCTTTATTGCAATATCTAAGGCTTTGCACATTTGTAACAAATCCTTGTGTATGTCTTACAAGTTGGTCTGCAGTCGAACGTGGTATATTTTTTAATTCAAATACCATATATAAGTGTCTACTTCCACTTAGATGTCCACTTTCTAAGCAATGTTCTCCTACTTTTTCTGCTTTTTCTTTTGGAGTATCATAACACACTTTACTAAATTCTCCATGTCTTTTTACAAAGTTTTTTACTTCTTCTCCATTGACTAATTTTATATCAAAATCTTTTAGTGTGAACATATTATTTTTCCTCCCATTCTTCTAATTCTTTTCTCAAATGATTTAATTTTGCCCATGCATAGTTAAATTTTTCTGTTCTTTCAAATACATAATTTCCTTGATAATCTCTTGTGAATTTAATTTTTAACCATGATAAAGCTAATGCTAAATATGTACTTTTTACAATTTTCTTTTCCTTTGTATCTACAGGTTTAGTTTGTTTTATAGGTCCTTGGCCATTAAGTTGTCTACATTTCTTTTCATCAGGATCTAAAAACATACATAAGTCATTAATTTTAGAACATTTTATTTCCTTCCCCATTTTTGTTGCATGTTTGCATTTCATAAATTTTAACTTCCTCCCTCATTTTGCCTTTGGTTAAACAGCCACAATCTTTGCATTGACTGACTACTCCATAATCTATTTCTAAGAAGAACACCATACCCCCACAAAGAGGGCAGGCATTCTCTTTTCCTCCTAAGATTTTCTTCATATTTTCACCTTACATATATAACTTACTTACTATCCATGCTCCAATAACAATTATGATTATTGCATCTGCTATTGCTCTATTCATGTTCTTCTATCTCCCAATCTTCTGGACTATTATGGTATAACGGACATATATCAAGACTAGGCAGTAATTCCAATACTATGCATTGTCCATCTTCGCATTCATCATATCTACTACATTCTTTTTTTATTGTTAGTAATGCTTTTTTTATTAACTCTTTTCTATCTTCCATTATTCTTCCTCCAATAAGTTTTTATTCTCGTATATATTTCCTATTACAGTATTAATATCTGTTTCACTCCATAATGGTTCTATCTTTTTGTTTTCTTCATCTAAAACACACCAACAACCTTCAACCATAATCACAACTCCTATTAACTTTGTATCTTCTAACCATTGCTCCATAAATTCTTTTTTGACTATATCCCCTTCATAAATTTCTTTACCTTCATAGTCCTTTATCTCTGTGTATTGTCCAGCACTTTCCTTATCTACAATAAATACTTCTCTAATACCAGCTGTTACGTATGCATTAGATGAACCATCTATAAAAATTGATTGATGTAATCCATAACCATAAACCCATTTTTTCTCGAATTCGTTATACCCTCTGAATTTAATTTCCCTATTCATAGTTTTCCTCCAACAACTCTTTATTTTCATACACATTTCCTATAATTTTATTTTCTGCAGTAGAGAATATAGAAATAAGTCTAACGTTATATCCTTCTTTTGATTGTATATACCAACTTGCTTTGCGATATATAACCGCTCCAATTATATGATTTAATCCTCTAGTTGTTTCTACTATGTCACCTTCACATATTTCTATATCATTAATATCTTTGTATCCTGTATATTCTCCGATGCTTTCTCCGTCTACTTCAAAGAATCCTCGGTAATTATGTACTAAATATTTTTCTAGATCATCGTTATATTCTGCTCCGAATCCTTTTATCCATTGTCCTTCATCTAAAGAATAGCCTCTTACTTTCATTTCTCTCATTGTTTTCCCCTTTAATAATACTCGGTTTCTAATTCAAATCTATACTTTTGTTTTGCATTTGGATATTTTTCTTTATCCACTTCACTCATAAACATATCATATGGTCTTGCATATATTTGATAATCATCATATAAAGCCATGTATATAACTAATTTTGTATCTGCATACATTTTAGGATGTACTCTAGTGCCATCTGGAAGTCTATAAGTTGGAATGTTTTCCAGCTTAGGGTCTGCACATTCTGTATATCTTGCCATAACTGGATACCAAGTTATTTTTTTATAATCTCGTAATTCTCCAGAACTCTTTGGAGTTGAAATAGCTAATACAATATACTCTTTTCCTTTAAAATGTTGGTATATCGCTGGATATACCAATTTTCTTTCTTCCATCAATAGTCCCCCTTATCATGTTCTTCTATATCTTTTATTGCACATTCGATAGCCTCCATAGGTTCTAACTTGTAAGCTATCATGTAGATTCTAGCCAGTTCTACAATTTCATTCACTCTGCTTAATAGCAAAGCTTATCACCCCCTTTTTAGTCCTTGTAATTCTTCTTTGTTCATATTTCCTCCTTGTATTCAACAATTTTAGTATTTTGTCTTAGATTTAAGCATCTTTTTTCAGCATCTTCTATTAATCTGTCTTTATACTTTTCTGCACATTTCAAACTGCAAGTTTGTTTTAAAAACTTTTCTCCAGGAATGTCAATCGTATAATGTTTTTGCTTTCTGCAGTCGTAAACTTTCCCGCAATATTCACATTTATATGTATAATCGTCCATACTATCCTCCCTTATGCAGTTATTCCTAATTCGATTAATTCTTTTTTAGCTTTATTCAATCTTGCTCGTATTGTTTCTTTACTAACTCCAATTTTATTACCTATTTTTTCATACGTATAACCTTCTGCACGTTTTAAAGTGATATACTTTATATTTTTTATCTTCATCTTTCCAAGTATATTTAATATTTCATCTCTATTTACTAAAGAAGAATAAGCATCTTTCGTATCCATTAAAATATCTTTGTGAGTTTTTATATATTCATCTATTGAATTTTTACAAACATAGTTTATTTTTCTTTTATGATTGTTTTTCTTTCTTACATAGCTATTTATTTCAAATTTTATGCATGTATAAGCATATGTACTAAATTTAGCACCTTTACTTGGATTAAATGTATTAATAGCTTTTGCTAATCCAATCATACCTTCTTCTATGTAGTTTTCTCTATCGCTTTCTGTAGTTTTTTCATAAGTAAATTCTTTGTTTACAACTAAATAAACTAATCCTAAATTTTCTTCTGCTAATTTGTTTTTTTCTTCACTTGTCATTTTATTTTTCCTCATAAAAAGTTATATTTTTTAATACTATATCGAATGTTCCATTTTCATTTTTTCTAAAGCTGTATTTCATTGGATCTTCAAAATCTGTTAACTTTCCTTTTATACTAAAGCCAGTATCAGTTTTTATATTTCTGTTTTTAAGTTTCTTTTCAATCCATTTCTTGTCTATTTCAAAGTTTTCAGTTAAACCTCTATCCTCCATATGTTCATTAAAGCTTTCTTGTAATTCTTTATCTTGAATACTATTTTCAGCAAATTTTTTAACATCTACAGTTTCTTTTTCTTTTAAAGTATAATTAAGCATACTTCTTATATCTTCGGCCATTTTCATATCTTCTGATATTGCATTTGTTATCCAGTTGTCTGCAGTTTTCTTAAATACTTTTGTTTTATATTTATCATCTTCTATCTTTTCAGCATTTAGAAACTCTGTTAAAAATTTAGTTTCTAGTTGGTCCTTTTCTGCATCTTTGTCTAATAATCTAAAGTGATAATAATCGTTCACTCCATTAGGTCCAACTATTACACATTGTTTTTGTCGACCTGTTTCAGGTATGCCTATCTCATTTGATGCTATTTGTATGTTGAATTTATCTTCTACATATTCTATTGAATGAGTGTAAAGTTTTTTATAATCAAGTTTTATAATTGCTACATTTTTTTCATCTTTAACACTGTATAAACATATTGCTAAATCACAAGAATCTATTTCACCATTTCGTTGCATTACTTCAAATAAATATGCTGCTATCTCTTTTGAATTTGGTAGGAATGTCTTTTCATCGTAGATTATTTGTTCACAACAATTTTTTACAATATTATCGTTGTAATCTTTGAATTTTGCTTTTCTTAGATCATCATCTTTTAAAACTCTAGTTATTATCTTTTGAAAAAACTTATCTACTTCTAAACTATTTTTACATTCATAGTCATTTAATATTGGAGCATCACTATTTGTATCTAGTACATGTATTATTGATTTATGTATTATCATTTTTCTTCCCCTTTCAATGCATCTTGGCCAAATAAAGCCACCGCCATTTTTTCGATTATTTTCTTTTTAATGTAATGTACATTTGCTATTGTACAATCAAACTCCTCGGCAATATCTTTAAGAGTTTTTTCTTCAAAGTAAATATATTTAAATATCTTTCTTTGTTTTTCACTCATGCTTTTAAACACTTCTGATATCACCTTTCTGTTTTTTTTATGTTCAAATATATCTCCCTCAACTTTTGCAATTAAATCATCTATTCTTATAACTTCATTTTCTATAGGTCTATTAATTGCATGAGTTGGAGAAGATTTAACCATATCATTACAAACTGCCTTTATCGCCCCCCTATCTCCGTCCTTTATCTTTTTTATATGTTCTTCCTTTTGCTGTATATAGATAGTTATAAATTTCATGTTTTTTAAAATCATTTCTGTTTCTTCCATAACATCTTTATTCAAACATTCCACCTCATTATTTTTATATTGTAGATAAAATAATTTTATTGAATGTTTATAGCATTTTCTTGAACTCCCAACCTCTTTCGATTAACTTTGCTATATGTTTTATTCGACCTTCTTCTAAGAGATTAATTAACCTCATTTTGTCTAAAAGTCCTAAAGATGCTTGAATCATATCAAAGAATTCTTCGATTATATGTTCTTTTTCTTCATTTGTTCCACTTTCTGCTTCGAATTTTGCTACTGCTCCAATAAATTCAGCTTGTTCTTCTGTTACTTTCATCATTTGTTCTATAGTAGAAAGATGATTTTCAGCTAGAAGAGGCATTATATATTTGTTGTATTCTATTTTTTTGTACTCTTCTTTATAACACTCATCGCATATTCCAAAGAAGTCTCCAACAGTTTGAGGATCTTCATATTCTCTATTGCATTCTTTGCACTTCTTCATAATCAACCTCCCAGTCTAAAAAGTAATTTAAACAATCTTTGCAACTTTTAAATTTTGTACAATTTTTTATATAAAAATCACTTTTACATAAGTCTATTTGTATTAAATCAGTTATAACATCACAAGAGCTTTTTAAGTTTTCAACTAAATATTTAAATACCTGGTCTTTATCACTCTCTATTCTGCCTTTACTCATAAGAGCTACGTATTGAAAAACTTTCACTTTATCACCATCCTCTAACTCCAGCATATTGAACTTCTTTCGTCTTTAACTCTTTTAAATATGCATCTAGCTCATTTGGATTAAGTTTATAAACTTTAATTGTATTTCCATTAGTTTTTTCTAATTTTTGTACTTTTGGTACAAATGCATTTTTAATATTTTTACTTGTTCTTAAGCATCCACAACTTTTTACTTTCTTTTTTAGTAAACTAGATCTAACTACTAATTTTTCATTTCCACACTCACATTTACATAAGTAATAATCGTATTTTATTTTTCCTCTATTTCTTTTTCCAGCATACTCTACAACTGTAAGCTTTCCTATTTTCTTTCCTACTAAATCTTGTTTGTCAACTTTTCCAAAAGGTCTTCCCATTATATTAACCCCCTTCAAGATTTTACTATTTTTTATTTTCTATTTTCTTTATATATTTTTTTACAAAGGAAACAGGTCTGTTTATGTTGTAAGCTATTTCTAATGCACTATAACCTTTTTTATACAATCTTTTTAACTTTCTTATTTCTAAATCAGTTGCTATTTTGCCTCCCATATTCATCACCTTTTCATAGCCCCAGGAGGTTTTACGCCTCCTAGGATATTTATTAGTTAATTTTCTTCTTTTAAAGGTATAATTCTTATTTCTTTTAAAATTGAATCATACTCTACTGTCAGAAGAGTTTCTCTATTTATGTGTAACAATCTTCTTAATTCTGCAGGTATAGATACTCTTCCTAATTTATCTATCTTTCTTATATTTCCTACTCTTTCTTTCATAGTTACTCCTTGTCTTTTAATAACTCTGCAAGCTTTTCTATTGCACCTTTTAAAGCTTCTTCTATGTTTGTTTCTTCTGTTTCAGTATGTGATTTGATTTTTATATCTTTACTTCTTAGTTGTATTATTTTTTCTATTGATGTAGTTAAGATTTTTAATAATTTTGTTTCACTTATATCACATTCATCTGCCATTCCTTTTAGAGCTCCATAGTTTAAATATGCTAGTTCAGTCAACATTTCTGCTCTGTCTTCACCTTTTATGTTTACCTCTACTTTTCCATTATTTACGATTGCTTTTATCATCTTTTACCCCCTAAAATATAATTTCTGTGCTTTTTTCTGCTATTAAAACAGGTATTCTAGTAGCTTCTTCTACCTTTTCTTTCATTATTTGACTATCTCCGTGTTTGTCACTTAAATGTAATAACATCAAATTTCTTGTCTTACTTAAATCACTAGCTTTTAGAAAGTCAATTACATTTTCAAGTTCAAAATGTGATTCTTTTATACGAACGCTTAAACTTGTTTCTATGCAATATTCTTCTAAATTTTCTTTGATATAGTTACATTCAACCAAGATACTATTTACATTCTTGAAGTTGTATTCACAGTAGCAAGTATCAGTTATAAATAACAAAGTTCCTATGTCCTGATGTTTTATAAGAAATCCTAAAGGTTCTTCTGCATCATGAATAACATCAAACGGTAAAATAGTAAAATTTCCTATTTGTTGCCTTTTGTTAGCTTTTACTATTTTAGTCCTATAGTTTTTTATGTTTAACTTTTCAAAAGTCCCCTTAGCTGAATATACATCTATTCCATTTTCTATTAAGTCTTTAATTGATTTAGAGTGATCTTTATGTTCATGAGTAACTAAACATCCAACAACTTTGTCAATTTTGTAATTAAGACCTTTTAAAATTTCTTTATATTTGATACCTGCTTCAATTATTAGAGTTTCATCAGGAGTAATAAGTAAATAGCAATTACCCCTGCTTCCACTTGCTAAAACTTTTAAAACGGACAATCTTCTTCCTCTTGAGTTTCTTCAACAACTTCAGCATCTATTTTCGTATCTTCATCAATTATTTCTGCTTCCATTTGCTCTACTTCATCTATATCTATTGTTTTTTTATTAGCTTTTTCTGTTATTTCACTTTCAAAAGCTTCATTTTGGAATGTCACAACATCTTCATCATCTGAATAAGGGCTTCTATTAAATGCACTTGCAAATAACTCACTATCATCTGATGTATTTATATATAATTTACAAGCTCTATTTATAACAGTTCTTTTAGCCATTTGATCTGGGAAATTTATATGTGAAGGACTTTTACCTTTTGTTGGTCCTTGCGCCCATGATGTTTTTATTTGTGCCATACTCATATATTCCGTATGTAAAACCCCTTCTTCTCCTATAACAACAGCAAATGCTCCTATTATCTTTGAGTTATCTATATTTTTTAAATCAGGTTTATAATCTATTACATTTATATTTCCATTTTTATACTCAAACTCAACTTCATCACCTTCATAGATACAATAAGCTTTCACATCTTTTATATATTTACTTCTTTTCGCTGCAGCTATAGTTCCCATATAGCTTTTAGTTAGTTGGAGTTTATTTCCATGTGGAATAAAGTAACATTGCTTTTTCGAAGGACTTAATCCTTGAATAATCATATCTAAAAGAGAATTTGCTATACTTACTTTTGTACAAGTTTCTAATACACATCTTTTATTTTTATCTTTTGTTTCTTGTAAGATTAGATAAGCTGATTTTAAAGCGTTTTGTGCTGCATAATTCTCTGGTATTACTAATTCTTTACTTGCTTGTAACTCTCTTACCCTTTCTAAAACTTCGTCTGTAACAGTTTTAGGTTTTTCTGCAATATTTTGAGATTGTTTAATTATTTGATTTTTCAATACTCGTCACTCTCCTAATCTAATAAAACTCCTGTTGCTAGTAACAATATGCGTTTAACTTTTTCTTTCCTTTGTTCTTCTGTCAGATAGTTATTTTTCTTAGTCAATCTATCTTGTTTATGTCTCTTAGCTTTTTCAAAATTAACCTTTCCTCTAACTGAAGATAATGTTCGCCCTAAATATTTTGCTATTTCTTCATCTGATATTAATTTATAATTTTCTTCTAAAAACTTTTCTTCTTCTATGCTCCATTTCATTTTTACACCTATTCATTTATTTTTATTTCTTTATCCTCTGTGACTACCAACTTAATCAATTGACCTTTAGTATCTGCTATTTTATTTACACATTCACTATTATCAATGAATATAGGTGCGACTAATTCGAAATACTCGGATAAAGTGTTTATTATATCTATACCAGCATTTATTTGACCTGCAGTATTTGCATTAGAAAATGGTACTCCATTTATAGTTGCCTCACAGGTTTCTGCAATAGCTCCGTTAACTTGAGTAGAGAATAATTTAAAGCTTACGTTCTTAAAATGCTTATTTATATTTTTTTCTAAAAGTTCTACTCTCTTAGTAATAAACTTTTCATATAGCATTATAAGACCTTCTTGTCTTGCTATTTCTACTCCGATTTGTTTTTCCTCTGCTTTTAGATCTTCTATTCTTTGATTTACTTTCTTGTTATTTTTAACTGCTCCTAATTGACTATATAACCCTTTTAGTTGTGTATTAATTTCTCCTTTTTCAATTAAAAGTCCTGATTTATCTGGATATGTATCATCTTCTTGTAAACTTTCTAAAAGCTTGTTGTTTTCTCTTTTAAGTTTTAATATTTTTTCTTTCGTTGCATCACTAGGCGTATAAGAAATACCTCCTATTTGGCTTTCTAGCTGATTTATTTTTTCTTTCTTGATGTTTATATTATTTTCTATCTCAGAAAGCTTTAAAGTATAATTTTCGATATCTTCTTGTATATCTTCTTGTTCTTTAACTTTTATTTTGCCTTTTTCTATTACTTCTTCTTTTCTTCTAGCTTTATCAAGATTGAAGTTTTTCTCTAATTCTGCTTGTTTTTCTTCTATGTCTGATTCATCAAAAGGTCGTTTACAAGTAGGGCACTCTGTTTTTATACTACTAAAATCAACTTTCTCAGCTTGAATTCCACTAAATTCTTCTCTTAATTTAGCAGCTTCATTTTTTAACATTTCAAACTTTCTAGTTAGTCCATCTATTTTATATTCACATTCATTTTTCTTTTGTTGTTGTGAATATAAATCTTTTTCTTCTTTTCTTCTTTCTTCTTCTAATATTCTTACTTTATTGTCATAACCTTTTCTGTCAGCTTGTCTTTCTTCTTCGATTAAGTTTTCATTTTCACTTATTTTTTTCATTACTTCATTTCTTTTAGCTAATAATTCTTTACTACTATTAGCTATATCGCTTATTTTATTGTCTATATCTTTTAACTTACTTTCTTTAAATGCTATTTCTTTTTCAACTTCTTTTACATCTAAATCAACTACTGTTTCCATTAATTCCTCGATTTTGTAAGGAATTGACTTTTTATTTTCTCTTAGTTTTTTAATGCTACCTTTTTTACTGTCTATTAGCTTTGATACATCTTCTTTTTCTAGATCTTGTTTTACTAAATTTAAATCTTTATCAGTTTTTACAACATCATATACTGATATATTCCCTCCAGCAACTTCTAAGATGACTTTTCTTTGTTCTTTCCAACTAAGAGAAGGAAAATGAAAAGGGTTAGTTAATAATTTAAATGTTTCTTCGTCTGCTATTTCATTTATTTGCTTGTTATAATCTGATTTTTTAACTGGAATATCATCAATTTCATATTTTGTTGTATTCCCATCAAATACTTTTTCGCTTTCTCCTCTTCTAGAGGTCCATTTTTCTTTATATTCTTTTGATAGTTTTACTTCTAATCCATCTACTTCTAAGATGCCTGTTACATGAGGATTTAAACCTCTTATATATTCGTTATTTTCATCTAAAGGTTTTAACTCAAATTTGCTATCTCCTTTACTGTTTTTATCGAATAATAACCATGTAAAAGCATCAAAAATACTTGATTTTCCAGTTGCATTTTGGCCTGATATTGTTGTGATATCTTTGAAATTTATGTCTAATTTTGATATGCCTTTAAAATTGTTTATTGATAGTTGTTTTAATTTTATATTTTTCAAATTTTCTCCCCCTATTTAATCTAAATATCTGATAATTTTTCTAGAACTTTTATAGCAACTAAATAATTGTTTCTATCTTTTTTATTTAATTTTTTAAATTTTTTCTCTAAGTTAGTACTCAGCTTTTCTATAAAATCAATAGCGATTTCATTTCCTTGTTCAGTTAGCACTATTATATATTTCCTTCTATCTTTAATAGTTTTCTTTCTACAAACATATCCTTTTTTACTTAAATTATCTATTAAACTAGTTAAACTGCCTTTTTCTATATTTAACTTTGAACATAATTCTGTCATATTTATTTTTTCATTACCTTTTAAAAAAACTAATGCTTTTAATTCAGTCTTTTTAATATTATGAATTTCAGAATATTGTTTTAAATAGTTCAAATAAAAATTAGAGTAAATTTCAGGAAATGTATTTGATAAAAAATCAATTGTTTGTTTTACCATGATATACATTACATCCTTTCTCTCATTTAAAAAACTCTAATGGTGATACATTTAAAGCTTTTGAAAGTCCTTTTAACACCATTAGGGTAGGATTTGTTATAACTCCATTCTCTAGTTTTGCTATATAGCTTTCTGTAACCCCTACATCTTTTGCTAAATTACTTCTGCTTTTCTTCATATAAAGTCTTTTTTCTCTAACGAAATCCCCCTATACTCATTTACCTTCCCCCTTAATCATCATTCATTGCAAACCAACAAACTCCTAAGAAAAATCCAGCATAAAAAGCTGTCAATATTTTTAAAAGTTCGTATAACATTGACATTCCTCTCTTTCATGTTTAGTACATTGAAAGCATTTGAACTTCTTGCAAACATTATCAAATGGATTTACTATTTCCTTGTTTGTTTTTTTACAACTTTTTACTCCTCTTTCATTTTTCATGTATAAGCAGTCATAACAACATGCTTTATCTTTCATCATTTTACTTACTCCCTTCTAAAATGGTATATCCTCGTCATCTATTGCTTGGAAACCATTAGGATCTAAACCTGTAGTTGGTTCAAAATTTGGTTTACTGCTATTGTCTTTTACATAATCCAATGCTTGTACATTTCTTGCACTGACTTTTGTAAATGTTCTATTTTCCCCTTCTTGAGTTTGATATCTGTCTACTTTGATACTTCCTTGTGCTGCTATTAATCTTCCTTTTGATAAATAGTTAGCACAAAATTCAGCTGCTTTCCCTATAACTTCTATTGGTATAAAGTCTGTTTCTTTTGTCCCATCTTTTTTCTTATAGTCTCTGTCTATTGCCATCGTAAAAGTAGCAACAGGTGTTCCAGAATTAGGTATGTATCTTAACTCTGGGTCTTTTGTTAATCGTCCTACTAAAACTACATTATTCATCTTTACCTTTCCTTTCACTAACTTTCATTATTAATTTAGCTATATTTGAACCCGTTTTCGTCAATTCTTTATCATGAAAAATTAATTTTTCATGGTTCATTCTTAGTAATTGACTTTTATTAATTAATATTAAATTATCTTTTTCTAAGTTCAATTTGTTTTGATCAGCAAATATAACTACATCATCTTGTGTTAATTTGATATTATGATATTTTTCATATAGAATCCTATGCTTCAACTTCCACACATTAGGTTCTTTTACTTTCATTAGAATATATCCATTACTATCAATTCTTTCACTACCAATTTCTTTTTTATTCCAAGGTTTACAACCTTTTTGAAAAGAAGTTTTATTTGGACCAGTAAGTCCTTTAGTCCCTTTATTCCACGTTTTATGTCCCTTTTGAAACTGGCCATCAAACTCTGTGTTATATCCATATCTTTTAATTGCACTTGTTATTTGACTTAGTTTGAATTTATACTCAAATTTTTCGTTCATTAAGTCTAATATTTCCTTACGATGTTTCCCTGGAGTAATTTCTCCAAGATACTTTTTTTCTTCTTCACTCCATTTATGTGGTTTTTCGCTCATTATTCACCACCTTCTAGCATTTTAGGCATTTCTTTTTCATTGTTTTTACCATATTCTAATTCTATGGATTTTGCTTTTAATACAACATTTGCATTGGCAATAATTTGTTTTGAAACTCCTATAACTGCTTTACTTCTTATAATTTCATCTTCTAATTTTTCTCCTGTTATCTCTTCGTCATTTAAACGTTCTAATTGAGCGAATAAATGATTATTTAGGTCACCCAAGGTGTTGCGTGGCATTTTCTAAACCCCCTTAATTCTCATATTTGGTACATTTTTAAACTCGATTATGTTTTCTCTACACATTTCTATGATTCTACTAGTTATAGCAGCATCATAATCCATTAATTCATTTAATGATTTTTCTGTGCTTACTATAATTGATTTTTCTGTCATGTAACGATAATTTATTATTTCATAGATATACTTTCTATCAGCTTCACTTGTCTGACCTTTAAGTAAATCATCTAAAAATAGTACAGTGCAATTTTTATATTCGTTTATCTCTTTATTGTAATTAATTGGATCCATACAACATTGTTTTAAACGCATAATTAAACTGATATATTCAGCATATCTACATCCTACATTTTGATTTACAAGTTGCATCATTATTGCAATTCCTAAATGTGTTTTCCCTGTTCCAGGATTTCCAGTTAATAAGAAACTACCTTTTTCTTCTTTAAACTTCTTACAGTAGCTCATAGCTCGTAATTTTGCCTGTTTCTGATGCTCTGTATCTGTTTTAAAAGTAGAAAAAGTTTTCTTTTTAAAAGAATCTGTTAGGCCACATCCTTCTAGCTTCTCTTTTATTTGTCTTTTTTCAATGCACTCACAAGGAGTAGCTACAGTATAGCCTTTTTCATCTTCCTGAAAAATGTATCCTAAATCTCTACACTTCTTGCATTGATATTCTATAGCCATTCTTCTATTTTGCCGCCTCCCATTTCATCTAATTCTCTTTGTAATTCGTCTATTTCATCTAAGTCATCTTGACTTACTGGTTTCATTTTTTCGGGATCTATATAACCTTGGTGTTTTTGTAAGTCCTCTACTGAGTTTGAATTGTTGTTATCTTGATATTTATTTGAGTTGTAATTACTGAAGTTGTCTTTTAACGGAAAAACTCCTTGCCAACAGTTTTCAATTGAGTTTTCCAGTATTTTAATTTTGATATCATCTGTTGTTGCTAACTTATCTAGTTTATTTAGTATTCCTTTTAAGGCTCTTTCTGTAACAGGCTTTTTAATGCTCTTTCGCATTTTCATAAAATCTATTATTGTTTCCTGTAAGAAAGAGTTAGAAGTATATTCATTTATAAGAATATCTAAATCAGTCTTTTTTTTCTTTTTTTCTTTTTTATTGATACTGTTATTATTAACACTGTTATTATTAAGACTGTTATTATTAGTGTATTCGTTTTCGAGATATTCATTTTCGATATCTTTATTTTCGTGATATTTATTTTCGATATCTCTAAAATTAATACATCGGTCTCTTTCATCCATTATTATTTCATATATGTTTTTTGCCTTTAAATTGCCTGATTTTATTCTTTCTACTTTTATGTATCCCGATTCTTTTAATGTTTTTAGATGTTTAGTAAATCTATTAATAGATATTCCTAACTCTTCACACATTAAATCTCGACTTGGATAGCATGTTTTTTTATCTCCAGCAAAAGCTGTTAAATATGCATAAATTGCTTTTGCTTCTATTGAAAGATTTTTATCTCTCATAACAACTTTGGGTATTATTCCATACCCAGCACGTAAAATACTATTTTTGTTGTATTTTACTTCCATTGATTCTGTCATGATAATCACCTAACCTTAAACTTGCTGGCTTTCTTTTTCTTTTACTAATTCAGAAAGTTTAGATGGGTCTATCCCTAAAATTTTTGCTGATTCAGAAACTTGAAAAGCTTTTATAATTTTAAGAACCGTATTGTAATTTTCTTTATTAAGTCCTTGTAAATCTGATGCTATTTTTAGTCTTTCTTCATATCTAGTCATCTAATTACCTCCTTCGTTGTTTTTCGTTTATATATACATTATATTCCATTTTTTTACGTTAGTCAACGAATTTTTAAACATTTTTGATTATTATTTCTCGTTTTGTGTCGTTGATATTTTTATCCCATTAACGACTTTTTACAATTTTCTCGTTTATTTTTTTCTATTAATATGTTACAATTATTGTATACCCAATAAAATAAAAACTTTTAAATATAATTGGAGGCAAGATATGAATGATGTAAATGAAAAAGATATTGGTAAAAGAATTGAATTCATAAGAAAGAAAGAAAAGCTTTCAAGACGAGAGTTTGGAAAAATAGTAAATAAAAGTGAAGATGCTGTATATAATATTGAGAAAGCTAGAGCTAAAATAAGTGATGATATTATTTATAGCATATGTAATATTTTCCACATTAATAAAAATTGGCTGCTTAATGGAGAGGATGGTATGTATGAAACTAATTCCAAACATATTAGACTTGCAAATATAGTTGGAAATTTAGAAAAAGAAGAAAATCTATTTGAATTAACAGAAATGCTTCTAGATCTAAATGATAGACAAATTGAGGTAATTAAAGATTTAATAGATGTGTTTAAAGAATCAGAAAAAAAATAGGTGCTATGCACCTACTTTTTATTTTCCTCGTTTTTTTCATTTTTCTTTGTTAAATATTGATAAACGAACCCCAGTGTATCAATATCTTTATTTTGTTTTAACAAAATTATTATTTCTTCTTTTAATTTTGTTATATAGTCCATAGCATCTCCCCCAAAACAGCTTAATAATATCGAACTTATGTTCTGTGTAGATATATTATAATACTAATTCCTATAAAATTCTATATAAAATTTCATCTGAATATTGCGAATAATTTATCTATAATATATATTATACTTCCATTTATTGCCAATTTGCTTATTCGTCCCACATTACGGGACGCTATTTGTATTCAGAATCAAACAAGTCAGTTATTCTACAATCTAAAGCTATAGCAATTTTTTCTAGCTTTACTAGATCAAGTACTGTGTCGTTGTTCTCCAGCCTAAAAAGAGTACTTTTGCTTAGTTTAGTTTTGTATGCTAACTTTCTAAGACTATGATTTTTCTCGTTTCTTACCTTTGAAATATTGTTGATTATCATAAAATTTATTCTAAAATAACTTCTTTTTCTCGTAAATGTAAAATATTTGGTTAATATTCCACAAAAACACTAAAAAAGAAAAAAAATCCACCTTCCGCAAGATGGATTTTCTTCTAAATAATCATAGGTCATATATAAAATATAGAAATACTTTTAACAATTTAATTATAACATTCCAATACTTATTTGAAAATCGGAACATATTCCTAACTTTTACAAAAAAACAACCGCTCTTGATGAGGGTTAAGAGCGGTTAGGGAGTATTGTTTCATACCATAAATTCTAATGATAAACAATATACTAGAAATATTTTAGGAATAAATAAATATAATCTTAGATAACTATATTATTAATGATACTACTGTTTTTTCAAAACTTCAATCGGAACATATTCCTAATTAACAATAAAAAATAACTACCTCACAGATGGAAAGGTAGTTATTCTTTAAGAAAGGAGTACTTATATTAGTAATATAGCTAAAACTTTAAGTCTTATACAATATAAGATTAACACCTTTCATTTCCAATTACAATCGGAACATATTCCTATATATTTTTATAAGTGAATTTTACAAAAGTTCCGTTTTCAGTTTTAGCCTTAACTCTGGCAACTTCTGTTGTTTCATCTATTTCTAGACTTTTAATAGCTTGAATAACCATATTTGTTGTGCAATTTTTAGTTTTAAATTCAATAATATCATCTGTATATTTTACAGTTGCATTTGACATACTAAAATCTACCCCACAAATAGTTAATACATATACATTAACTTTTTCTCCTTCAAATGGTTCTAGAAATTTTTTGATTTCCCATTGTTCAAATAATTTTTTAATGTTATTATTTTTCATTTTTATTACCCCTTCTCTAATTAATATCATTCAACTTTAAAACCTGAATAGTCGGTAAAAATAGTCCCTGTCATGTTGATTGTCCCTGTCACTCTTACCCACTATCATCATTATAAAATCAATAGCTAAAACCTCTCTCTGTTTTTATAATAGTCCCTGTCTCTCTTAAAAGTAATTTTTCATTTAGAGTAGAGGCTTTAGCATTTTTTATGTTATTTTTAATCCGCTAGGGTAGTGGAAATTTACCCTAGTAATTCATATAATCGTTGTTGTCTTTCATACTCTTTTAAAGTCTTTTGAGATTTATTTCTAAACTCTAATCTTAGGTTAGATTTTCTACAATTTTCAGGATTATTATCTTTGAATACTATTTTAAAAAATCTTGTATTATACGCTCCAAAGAATCCTTCGTAAACCAATTTATGAACTGGAATATTTTTTCTCTTACCATTTTGGACCAATGTTACAGTTTTATATCTGTGAGTATAAAAAACTTTCAACTCTTTCCAAACAACACTTCCATAATCAATTTTATCTAGTGTTTGATGTTCAAATCTTTTCTTGCTGCTAAATACTCTTCCAAAACTAGTTATGTAATAATCATCAAAGTTTCTAACTGGAACAGCATCTTCATCTATAAATAAATAATCTTTAATTGTATCTTTCATCAAGTTCTTCCAGTTGCTCTCTGTTATACTCACGATAATCCTCCCCTCTTAAAACTCTATCTTCAATATATTTGTCAAATTCCTCTGTGCTTTCAAATTTATATCTAGTTTTCTTTGCAAATTTATATCCTTCTGCATGTGCTTGTCTTTCTGCTTCTGTAATGATAATATCTATTCTTTTCATAATGTCTTTATATAGATCTTCGTTCATTTCCGCATCATGCTTTGCACAATTAGAAAGTAATTTATCTATTTTTAGATAGTTACGAGCAAATACTTTACTTCTAATAAACTCGTAGTTGTGTGAAGTTACTGCATGCGGTTTTGTGTTTCTTTTAATATAATCTTCTGCTTTTTTATCTTGATTTTTTTTATATGCATCACTAATAGGTTTAAAAGGTTCATAATCTCTTAAAAATATCCCCTCTATGGCTTTTATAAACATTTTCAAAAGATTAATGACTAAATACAAGCTAAATCTACAAAATTTTATTACAAGGGCGAATACAACTTCAAACCATGAAGTATATTCAACCTTTTCTTTATATCCTTCTAAATGTTCTTCTTTACTTAAAATATAAGTTGCTTTTGTTTTTCTATCTCTATCTAATATTTCTATACTATCATTTTGCATTCCAACCCCTCCAATCTAATATCTTAATTGCAAGTATTCTTAAAATTGGACTAGAATACAAAAAATTTTTTATTTGTTCCTCTTTTCTTTTTATTGCCTTTTCTTCATCTGACAATACATCGACAAAAAATATTTTTTCTAAATTCATATTATCGTCGAACATTTTGACTTTATGTCTTCTCATTATTCTTCCCCTTCCTCCTGGAGAAAAACTATGTTATAATTTACTTGCTACGGTTAGTTATAACATAGTTGTAACTTCCAGGGTCGCTCATCTTTGTGTGGGCGACTTTTTTATTTTATTTTTTCATTTCAATATCTAAATAGATGCTAGAATACTTACTTTTACCTCTACTTTTATAAGCCTGTGATTGACTTATAATTTCAAATTCCTTTTCTAACTTTTTAATAGCCTCTTCTAATTCTTCTGGTCTTTCATAGTTATATGTAATTCTTATCTTTAGCATATTATCACCCCCTTATTTTGGAATATCTAAATTATTATTTAAAGCATAATTTATTACCCTTTCTTGAGAAAATTCACTTAAAGAATTTAAACCATTTTCAATTGCTGTTAAATATAATTTTCTTTCTATGTTACTACTGTTATTATTGTAATTATTAGATTTAGATTCTATATGTTCATTTTTAACTCTTCTAAGTTTGTTTTCTAATTCTTCTGGACTATAATTTTTATAATGTTCATTAAATGTATCATGATACTTTGTTAAAGGTTTTTTGTTTTCTTTTCCAGTATCTTTTGTAACAGTTTTTCCTTTGTCTTTTTTATTTTGTTTTTTATTTTTAAATTCTGCTTGATCCTTTTGATAATCATCTGAAGTTACTATATTTTTTTTATCTAGATTTTCAAAAACTTGTTTCATATAAGCATATTTTTTACTAACACTTTCTTCACTTGCTGCTATAAAAACTTGTTCAAATACATCTAAATCAAATTTATTTGCATATTCTAAAAGTAGTTTTTTAGTATGTGGCATAAATCTTTTTTCAATTTTAAAAGACTTATATAATTCTATAAGTTTTGTTTCTTTTTCAACACCAACAACAACTTCATTTTCTTTATTAATATAGTTGTTATTATTATTTTCTTTATTAGCGTATCGAAAATCGGTATCGCAGAAATTGGTATCCCTATTTTCGGTATCCCAGTTTTTAGGATTACGGTGAGATGTAGTGTTTTCAATGCTTTTATCGTTATTAGTTTTTTCGTTTACGTTCGTATTTACGTTATCGTTTACGTTCGTATTTACGTTATCGTTTACGTTCGTAATATCTATGTTTTGTTTTTCGCTAAAAACTTCGTATAAATAACCATTTGTAAGGTTACCGTTTTTTAAAGGTGTTCTTTTTATATAACCAACCTCTATAAGCTTATTTAAGCCATTAGATACTCTAGTTTTACTTACTCCTAATTGAGTAGCTAAGCCTTGTATACTTATTACGTGATTTGGATTAGATATATATTGTAAAATCTTTGCAAATACAAAAAATGCATTTGGGCCTAATAAATTCATATCGTTCATAATTTCATTTGGAATAACTGTAAAACCTTTGGCTAGTTCTGCGCTTGCTATAAATTTGGATTCATTGCTACTTTCGAACTTAGACATATCTATTTCCCTCCTATGTTGAATTTTATCGATTTGTAGCAATTTTTATCTATCTTAAAGAATTGAAAATATAATAAATGCATGATATAATATAAATACAACATTGATATATGTGATACAAGATAGACCTACTTTGCTACAGTTTCTGTACAATTTGATTGTTGGCGCGATCAAAAAAGTAGGTTTTTTTATGTTTATTTTTCTTTATTTTGTTTCTCTAAATATTCTAAAACGATTTCACTTACAAATCCTGATGTACTTTTGTTTGCAGCTTTTGCCATTTTATCTAAATCTTCTTTTTTCTTTTTAGAGATAACTATATTTATTCGGGTATTATTTTTAGAAATTGCCATATATTCACCTACCTAGAATTGTACTTGAATTAAGTGTAACACTTTTAGGTTAAAAAATAAAGGGATAGATTTAATTATTTTTACCTATCCCCTTTGTATTAATCGTCAAATTCATCTTCTATATTGCTGTTAAAATCTGTACCTTTATCTATTTCTTTAGATTCTTCTTGTTTATCTGTTTCTATATTAAAGCCATTTATTTGTAATAAATTTAGAATTTCTCTAGCAACTTCATCAACGTTTTTTATTAGATTGTGTTCTCTTTTCATTTCTACAGTAGCTAAATCTTTTAAAAATCCAGAAGCACTTCGTTTTGAAGTTATATAGTTAAATAATTCAATTTCACTATCAGAAAATCGAATTCTAACCTCTCTGTTTATTTTATTTTCCATTTTGCAACTCCTAACATGTAAAATGCTTTCGCATTAACTTGAACATCGGAAACTGCTATTGTTTGAGGATATTTTTGTTTAAAGTATTTATATCCGAATCTTTCTCCGCCTCCAGCTAAAATTATATTACAAGCTGATGCATCAGGGAAAGCTCCTTTAAATTCGTTTATAACTTCTTCCATAAAGTCATCTAAGTATTCTTCTTTGAATTTATAATCTGTTATATTAAACATTTTCATATCTCCATCAAACACTTTCTTAGTATCTTCTAGAGATATTTTACAGTATTTAGTGCTTATATATCTTCTAACTTTCTTATAAAGATCTAAAAGACCAATATCTAAACTTTCACCATCAATAAATTTCATACTTTCATCAAATATAGCTACATCAGTAGAACCTCCACCAATATCAACTATAAGAGTTCTAACACCTTTTTCACATTGATTGATAACTTTTAGATTCTTAATACCATAACTTTCTGGTCTAACAATAACTTCTTCTATCAGAATGTTTCTTGTTATTTGGTCTTCACCAACTCCAATTTGTATTTTTTTGAAATTGTTATCAGTTATAAATTGTTTCAATTGTTTGTGATACTCATTAAACTGACCAGCTGGAATTCCTATAACCAACTTTACTCTATCATGTTCACAAGTCTTTGCTAAACCATAATATAATAATTGAAGAAAATTATCTTTTTCAAATTTTAGATGTTCATTTTTAAATAGCCCTTGATTAACTACCCATTTTTCACCATCAATTTCAAAAATTTCGTTTTCTCCTAATTCTTTTACATTAGAATATTTTTCAATTCTACTTTCAATTATTAATTCGCTTGTTGTTCCTGTAATATCCCCAGAAAAAATACTAGTGATGTTTCCGATATCAGCTCCTGCGACACTAAAATTACTCATATATATAACCTCCATGATTTGTATTTAAATAGTACTCTGTGTACCTTATATTATATATTATAATGTAAAAATGGTAAAAAAGCAACATTAAAATAAAAATATTTGTATTTAAATAGGACTTTAAGTACAAATAATAGTTGATTTTTATAAAAGAAGGTGTTACACTTTTAGTATAAAGATAAGGAGGTAGAAAAAAATGAAAAAAACTTGGTGTATAACAAAATGGTGTAAATCTATTACGGATGATGGAAAAGATAAATATATAAACAAAGACATTGATAAATCTAACATGCAACACAAATTTAGAATTTTAGATGATGATGGTATAGTTTATGGATATGGAGTTTCAGAAAAAATAAGCTTTAAACCATTAAACAGATATATGAATTCTTTAGGAGTAACAGAGATCCAATACAAGAGCAATGGTAAATATAAAGTATTATAGTATGTTGATAATTTCAAGGTTTTAAGATTTATTCTTAGAGCCTTTTATTTTACAAAAAGAGGGGATATACATGAATATAGCAATAGAACAAGCAACTTATAACGAACGATTTATATTAAAAGCAACAAATGAAATATCAAAACAATTTGGGTTCAATATTATTCAAGAGCGAGCTTTATATGACACATTATACAAATGCACACGAAATGTAGAAATGTACTTGATTAGAAGCGAGGAGGGAAATTTTTACACATATATAGACTTATATTTAAAATCTAAAAGATTAGAAGGGATTCAAAGTAATACTTTACAAAATACAAAATATAAACTAGTAGAATTGAATAATTACATAGGAAAGAAAATTGAAGATATAACAGTAACTGATTTAAAAATGTATATTTTTCATAAACAAAATGATTGTTTACCTAGTACTGTAAATGGAATAATTACATGTATAAAAGAATTTTTTAAATATTTATATGAAGACGAGTATATAAGTACTAATCCAGCTAGGAAATTAAAAAAAATGAAGGAAGATAAAAGATTAAAACATTCATTAAACGAAGTTGTATTTGAACATGTAAGAATGAGTTGTAAAAATTCTAGAGATAGAGCAATAATAGAATTTCTATATGCTACAGGTTTAAGAGTTTCAGAACTAGTGAACCTTAATAAATCTGATATAGACCCGAATGCAAATAGTTTAAAAGTAATTGGAAAGGGAAATAAAGAAAGAGTAGTTATATATTCTGATGTAGCAAAATTTTATTTACAAAATTATTTAAATGAAAGAAAAGACGATAATGATGCTTTATTTGTATCAGTTAAAAAACCATATAAAAGACTTACAACTAGAGCTGTGCAAAAGATGTTTGAAAGAATAAAAAAAGATATAGGACTATCAGGAGATTTTAGCCCTCACGTTTTACGACATACTTTTGCAACTCGTTTAGCTACTACTGCAGATATTACAACAGTACAAAAGCTTTTGGGCCACACAAACATAAATACAACACTCATATATGCTGAAATAAGTGACGATAAAATAGCATATGAATATAAAAAATCAAAATTATAAATAAAATTTTACAAAATAAAAAAGCTAGAGGAGAGTATCCCCTAGCTTTTGATGTATCGGTCGCTATCGGTCGCGTCCGATAGAATTATTTTTCAAATACTTCTACATATTTTGGGCTGGCAGTGATATATACTCCTGATTTTAATTTATACATATCTGTTCCAGTTCTTTTTATAGTTTCTACTACAGTATAAGCTCCACCAGCTGTAACTTTACCTATTACACTTTCTTTTGTAAAGTCGGCTTTGTTATGTATATTTACATCTTTTAATATTCTAATGTATTTAGTTTTAGTAGTAGCAGTAGTAGGTATAACTGTGACTTTTCCTTTTCCATTAGTACAATTAATTATATTTGATGTTTTTATCTTACCAGCTTTTAAATTAGCACAATCTAATTTGAATTGAGTGTATTTTGAAGGATTAAGAACCATATATATTGGGCATAATTTATATGCTCTACCCACCACATCTGTATGTCTTATTATATCTTTTTTACAGTCTAATCCTTTTCTGTCGCATAACCATGCACATAAATGAACCATACTTTTATATGTAGCATCTGTGTAATGATTATCTTTTCCTGTTGTTGCAACTTCAACTCCAATAGCGTAGCTATTAGCTGAATTTGTACAATAACACATTTCATTTAGAGGTATTAATTGATATATTGTTCCGTTTAGATCAATAACAAAATGTGCTGATGCATATACATATTTACCATTAACTTTTGTTCCATTTGCAACTACATTGTTAAAATAGTTAACTGTAGCAGAACCTTTAACATCTGCTTCACCAGTATAGTGAATTGCTACTTTTGTATAATTTAATGGAGTTCCAGGTCTACCATATTTGTTTTTCTTTTGCCATTTTTCAACTATTGTTGGTTTTACTATTGACATTATATCATCTCCTATTTATTTTCAATTAAAGCCTTGAAACTTTGGTGCAATCCTACACTAGAAAGCCCACTTAAAAGCCCTCCTAAGAAAATATTCATATCAAATGACTTAGATATTGCTATGTTTAATACAACACCTAATACAGCCATTATGAAAGGAATATACTTGTTTGGAATAAAGTCAAAGCTAGTTTTTATAACATATCCTATTCCACAACAACCTAATACAACTCCAATGACTAAATAACTGTTAATAACATTTAAATCTATCATGATGAACCTCCTATCCTTCTAAATGATCTATTCTATGATGTGCTGACTTTGTTGATTGTTCAACTGCAGACATTCTTTCTACTAAATTATTATGTTTATCAACTCTAGTTGACAAAATATTTATATCTTCTTTTAAACTTTTTATTTGTTCTTGCATTACTGCAGTAGTTTTACTATTTGCAAAATAAGAACCAGCTAAAGTCCCTATAAATGCTATAATAGCAACAATTATTTCTGTTTGCATATTAATACCTCTCAATTTTCTTAAGTATGTTTTACTCTATCTCTAAGTTCTCCTTTTTTACCATCGTTAAATTGTCGAATCTCACTTAAATAACCTGTGATTCTTCTGATTCTTTCAAATGAAACAGGAACAAGTTTATATTCTAAATCTACATATCCTTTATCATCTATTGTTATATTTAGATATTCAATTTCTCGATTTGGATATTTTTTATGAATATGTTTTATGTAAGCTTCGATTTCTCTTTGTTCAGCATGAACTCCTTCTGGAGTTTTTATATTTATTTTCATCTTTTCAAACTCCTTTTTACAAAATAAAAGGGATTACAAATTAGTAACCCCCTTAGAAAAAATGGTAAGTGCCTCTAAATACTATATACACATATAACTTTTAAAATTAAAATTCGATTAAAATATAAATGTTTTTTATTAAGTCCACATTGGAATCACCCTCTTTCATAGCCAATAAGCAAAAGAAGGACCCACTCTAAAAGTAAGTCCTTTCCGGAAAAGGTTATTAAACCGATTCCTTTGCTTGTTGGGGTTTCAAATGAGAAATTATTTTATCTACAATTTAATTTTAATTTCCCAATTTGTAATTTGCAATCGGAACATATTCCTAATTGCTATTAGGTATATAAAAACATTGTATTTCTTTCACATCTGTAGCTGTAAATATTTTACCATGTCCTTTACCTCTAAGATCGGTTAAAGCATCATAATCACCGCTTATCACTTTTGATGCTTCTTTGGTATTAACTTTTAATCCGATTTTAGTGTTTATATTAGATTTTAATAGTCCAGGTAATATTTCCGCATATGGTGTTTGTGTTGTTAATATTACATAAATACTTGCTGCTCTGCCCTTAGATAATAATTCACCTAGCAACTTATAAATAGTTTTATCTTCTTTAGGGTCAAAAGTAGCTAATTCTTCAATAACTAAAAATATTGAGTTAAAATTTTTATTGTTTTTTCTTATTTCAATATATCGTTTATTCATTTCATTAATTAACCTGTTTAGTATTTCTTCTATTCCATTAATACCTTCACCATAGTATTTAACTTTATCTTTATATTTATATAAGTCAACATACTTAGTATCTTGAAGATACAATTCAACATCTTTTCTTTTAATGAGATTATTTATAACAACATTTAGACAGACTGATTTGCCACTACCTGTTGCACCTGCAATTAATAAATGACATTCATTAGACGAATAATATTTCCAATAAACTATATCTCCATTATTTAAATCTATCCCTATTGGAACACCTTTTTTATCATTAAACAAGTAATCATTATAATTATTATTAATTTTGCTATCTGTAACGCTAATTAAAGCTAAGTTATTTTTATATTCAATTTTTAAATTAGTCTTTGGAACTTTAAGAAAAGTACTTATATCTAACTTGTGTTTTCTAAAATCATCTATATTTAAACCTATTGGAATGGTAAAATAATATTTTTCTTTATCTTCAGACTGATAAATTAACAAAGGATATTCTTCACTTCTATTACATAATTTCATTTCATAAAACAATCTATCCCATTGATCTATTTTAAAAATCATATTATATAAAGAATTAACAGCATTAAAAATGCTATTTACAAATAATTTAACCAATTATCTCACCCACCTTTTCAATCTTTACATTATCATAAATAACTTTCATGTCTATTAATTTTTTATCTAAACCTTGATTATTAATAACGTAAAGCAAAGGCATGACCTCCCAATTTGTATTATTTATTACATTCTCTTTAAAATTGTAGTACTTACTAATACAATCATGTGGGCTTAATTGTACTTCTAGCAGTATTCTTTTTATTCTATTATTCTTTTTTACCTTTATATAACCATCAGAAATTATATTCCCTAAAGAAAAATTTCTCTTAAACTCTATAATTTCATAATTGTTTTTAATTAATTTTACAAGAAAATCAGTTATATAAAGATCGTGTTCCACTAATTTCTTACTTGGTTTCTTGTCTAAATAATAAACATAAACACTTCTAGTATTTTCTATCTTAAATATTTTTCTGTTCACATAACCATCATCAGCTAATTTTTTTAATCTTCTCAAAGGTACATTTTGATGTTTATTTTCAAATAACAATTCTTGCACTTGTTTTCTAGTGCACATTCTACTTAATGTTAAAAATCCTAAAATCTCCATATCTCTATTTGTCATAACATCACCTCTTACATATATGATATGTATAAGGTATCAAATATGTGATAATTTTTAAAAACATATGTGATTTATCGTGTGATAATTAGTGTAAAGTAGGATTTTTCTAGTTCACATCTTCAAATAAGTATTTTACTAGCTTTGGGATTGTACAAGTGTGGGGTTTAAATAAAGAAAAAATAACCTTTATATTTTAATAAAAAAGAGCAGCTAAATTAATAACTGCTCTATGATCTTATTTATTGTAACCAACTAGAATCAAAATTTATTATCTTTTTAATAACTAAAAAAATATAAACCAGAGTTGTTAAAATTAGTACAGAGTAACTAATCCCAAACACTTTAAAAGCTAAAGCTACTACTAAACTATAAATAAGCAATATTAAACTGTATTTAGAAATATAATGCATTACTTTATAAAACATTTTTACACCTCTATTAAATTAAATGGTACGCAATATTTTATCTATACTTATTTAAATAAGAAAGTCTATCTTTTATATCTTTATGTATAATTTTTTGCTTTTCGACAAACCTTTTTCTGCTAATTTCCATTTGTTCCTTAGATACAACTCTTTCATACTCACTAATTTCTTCATAATTATACTTAAACTCTGCTTCAACTTCACTTCTATCTAATGAGTAGGAAACATCATCCCAAAATAATTTTTCAGCATCTGCAGTAGTAAACTTTTGATTTTTTATTTGTCCTAATTTTTTTTTACCTTCAATATCTAGCATTTGAATAGTCACTGTTTTACTAAATGTATAAGGTATAAGATATTGAACATTTTTTATTTTATATCCTGTTCCACTTTTTAATGCTTCTATTTTCTTTTCAAGCTGTTCTAATAAGTTTGGATATCTTTTATAAAAATCTGTTTTTTCTTTTTTCAACCTTTCTAAACGTTGCAGTGCTTCCTGTCTTTTCTTTTCCATTATTAACTCCTGAACATAATAAAAGGACCTATAAAAGGCCCTCTTTTTTTAATTTTAGGTGCGCAATATTTTTAAATTGCGAACTTATTTCTTCAAATTTCTTTGTAGTTGATTTTCCTCCTTTATATTAAAGAACAGATTAATTTCTGCTCTTGTATTGTTTAAATATTATTAAAATAATATTTTTAAATTCCTAATGCTTTCAATTGTCCGTTTAATATGTTAGCATATCTTTCTTCTCCAGTTGGACTCATAAGATGAACCCCATCCCTTGTAACTGTACTTCTGGTAGTTACATTTTGTTGCATTTTATGATATATATCAATAAAAGGTATACAATAAGCATCACTTTCACAAACATTTTTCATTACTTCATTCATTTGCCAAACAGTGCCATCGTCATGTGTTGGAATCCCACTCTCAGAACCGCTACCAATAGTTACGAATTGCATAGTCGATAATACAATTATTCTAAGTTTTGGATATTTTGTTTGTATTTTTGTAAGTACATATTTTAAAGCTCCTTCTACTGTTGTTTTTTCTGTTCCTGAAAAAGATGCTTTACTTGTAAAATCATTTGTACCAAATTCTAATATTATAGTTCCGTAATTATTTATATTGGCTGTACTTAATGTTGTAAAATTTTTGTTTTTACCTTTAGCTATTTGGGTAGAATAATCACCACTATCTATTGCGTCTGCGATTTGAGTCATGTCATATGGATAAAATTCATTTGAAGAATCTCTTGTACAAGTTAATCTAGTACCCCCAACAGAACAATCTAAAACAGTTTTACCTATTAATTTTGATAATTTACTTGCTACTGCGGATAAATCAAATATAGAATCTCCAAATATAATTATACCTTTTTCAGACTCAACAGATTCGTTCTTATATACATTCACAGTAGCATCTGTTGTAGTACAAGTCAAAGTAGAACCTATATATCCATCTAAGTTATATTTAGTGTTAGATGCTATATCAAATGATGTTCCTGATGGCATTTCTGCCAATTCTCCTTCAAATATATGCAATTCATATTGTTTTACAATACCTACATCACCCCCAGGGAATACAATCATACCTTCTACAGATATTTGATTTTCATTTGTTACAAACGATTTAAAATAATATTTATTTGATTCATCAAAATTAATTTGATACAATGAATTAATTCTAGCAAGTCCATTAGGAGTATCACTAATGATTTTACCAACCATCGTATATGTGGTATTAGGTTTAAGATTTTTAACAGTAATATACACCACACAGTTTTTATCTGCTGCAGTTCTTTCTATACTAATAGAATTATTACTAATAATAGTATATGATTCATTCCCGCAATAAATGGGATAATCTTTAACTTTACATTCAATACTTGAAATATCATTGAAATTTACTTTATCTTCTGCACCATTACCAGTACTAATTGTTGCATTTTTATCACTTAACAAATATAAACCATTTTCGTTTACTGTATAGGGTAGTGTACCTTTTAATACATCTTCCGTTTCACCACTATCTCCACTTGCTATAGGAGTTGTATATAATTTTCCTTCTGCATCAACACCTACTTCTTGAGTCATTTTATCAGTTTTATTAACTGGTTTTACACCTCCAAGTGTTGTTGATGTTGCAATCGGCAATGTATAGCTTGAACCATTTCCACCATTACCTTGATTATCCTTTAACTCTTTTATAGCACTTCTAATATTGGTTGCAGTAGTTCCCATATCAATAGCATTACCTTCGCTATCTCTACCTAATTCATTCGCAATATCTTTAAGTTGAGAACTATTGTTGTATATACCTTCTTCCATTTTGTTTAATCTTTCGATACTGATTTTATTTCCTTTTGCCCATGTAGTTTTAACATATTTCCCATCATCATCTACTACGATTAATTGTTCGTTTTCTTGTGTTGCTATTGCCAAATCTACCACCGCCTGATTAACAACATTTACATTTCCTGATAATGTTCCAATTGAAGTTGTACAAGGTCTTTCTTGAACATGAAATTGACCTTTTATCTTAGGAATTGTCACAGCACCATCACTGTCATCAAACAAGTCAAATACTAAATCAAAATCCCCTATCTCAACTTCTTCATCTATTAGATCTTCTGTAACTTTTAAATGAATTAAACCATTTTCTACAGGAAATATATCATTCCCAACCTCTACTCCATTTGGTTTTACAACCGTAATCGATGCATAGACTGCATTTGCATTTTCTATAAAATCTTCATTTACTTTTT